CGGGGATGCCAGTAGTAGTGATTGAGCCGTCTGCGTTAGCAGTGCTGGTCAACCCGTGGTCAGAATTGGTCTGGCTAGTGTCTAGGAAGTTTTTCCCGCACACCTTGACTACATTCTCGCCAGTGACCACTTCTATATTCTGTGGGTAATCTGGATTTGGAGCTGGAATGCCGCCCACATATGGCTCATAGCTGTTGGCTTGGTCACTAAGCTCGAGCTGGTATCCACAAATATAAGTGTAATTGTCGTTATTTGTGTCATTCTCTACCCTAGCCCTAATCACGCCGCTAGAAGTTGCGGCAAATGTCAGCGAATACCTTTGCCAGCTTGTAGTCACAGCCACTCTCTTAGAGTCTGGCGAAGTTGAAGCACCTCCAGTTTTCGCCAAATATATCAAAACATCGCGCGCAGCTTCCGCTTTGATAAAAACAGAGAATGTGTAAGTTTTTCCGCTTTCGACTGAAATCTCCTCGCTAAGCCCATTCCATGCTGCTTTCCTCTTTTTGACTACCAAGCCATTATATGTCGATGAATCAGTTGTCCAATCTCCGCTATTTATCCAACTGTTTCCGCCGAAGTCTTGCGAATAAAGGTATAAGTTCCTGCCGGTATAGGTCTGCTGGAATGTGTCGCCTTTGATGGAGACTGAAGCGAATGGCGCGTTGGCTGGGGCATCGCTGACCGCCAAGACTTTCCCCTCGACGCAGGTGTTGCTGTCGTCGTAGGAAATGAAATGAGAATCGTTAGTCAGGTCAGAGGTATTAGTCGGGACAGTAATATTCGCAGTCTGGTTGGTCGAAGAGTTAGCGGTGAAGGTAGCGACATTCGTCCCGTTTTTCTGGATAGTCAAAGTTGCATCGTTGACGGTCGGGATAGTTGGCTTGTTCAAGAGGTCATCATAATCGCCAGTTGTAGCCACCGTAGCTAAGTCGTCTGCTTCTACATAGGTAGACGTTCCATCGGAACCGTCATTCGCCAAGTCTGAAGTCTTAGTCGGAAGGTCGGACACCTCTGCGATTACAGAAGTGTCTACGGAAAAGGTCGTACCAGTTAGGCTAAGACCAGTCCCGGCCGAGTAAGTAGTGTCAGCGGCTTTCCAGCCCTGGTAATCGTAAGAGCAGCACCACCACTCATAAGGCGCCGTGTCTGCGCTCTTGAGCGTCAAATAGATAGTGTTATTGTCGTAGACGTATGCTATGACCTCTTCCTGGATTAGGCTCTCAGGAAGGTCAGATAATGACACAGTACCCAGGTAAGCGGTGCCGACAGGGGCATTCAAAGCCTGAATGCTAGAGATGAACTGGGAAGTCGTGCCAGTGGTGTTGACCGAGTTAGGGTATGCTTTAAACGCCGGGGAGTTATCAACATAGCTCTTAATACCGTCAGACGTGACTGGATTGGTAGAGCCAGCGGTAGGGGTATTATCAAACGTCAGCGTGTCTTGCTTACCGCTCAAAAGCGTGTCAACCTCGCTCTCGGTGTAGTATGGGCCTTCTTCGCCGACATAGCTAAAGGACTCTGAGGATGTGCTCCAACGGTAATATGTGATTGCGCCATTATGGGTCTCGTCTTGGAGGACCTTGATAAGGTCTTTGTCATGGAGCTTTGAGGTATCATAAGCCTGCAACTCAGCATAGGTGCCTACGACGTCGACGACGTCCGAAGATGCCTCAATGACTTCAATCTCGTCCCAGATAGCATTATCGGCCGCAATACGGTCAGCCGCCTCGTCACCCACTGCGGAATTGATGGCATCAGTAATGCCGAGGGCGCTCAATGAACGGTCGCCAGTAAGCACTACGCCGTTGATGGATGGCTTGTTGATAAGAGTGTTATAGTCCGAGACCGAGCCGGTGACCTTGACAAACATGCCATCGGAAGAATACAGGTAGGCAGTCTCATCTGCTTGATAGTAGAGAAGAACATTTCTGTATGCGCCAGGCTTAGGCGGGTTAGTCACACTATCGCCCATAGAAGCAGGGACGTCGACCTTGCGGAACAAGGTGCACTCGTTGTTATTAATCTGAAGAACGGCTGGGCTAATGCCACATTTGCCGTCGCATTTTGGCTTACCGCAACCGCAGGACATTAATTATCTCCTTCTTTAATCTTTACATATGCCCCATTATTAACATATAGATAAAGCGCGTTGTTGGCGGCGTATTTTACTAAAGTGTTAAAATACGCACCGTTGACTGGCTTGTACTCGCCAGTATCATCCCCTAGGGCAGTTGGGATTTCAACGTACCCAATACCGCAGCACTTTTTAGCATTCTTTTTGTGGCAATCCATAGGGCACTCCATATTATTCTCCTACTATCTCTTCAAACTCGCCAGCAAAGTAGACCCTACCAGTTTTGTCATAATAAAAGGTGCCGATGACGTACTTTCCTGTATCACTATTGAACATCTTGAAATAGGCGAATTGGTTGCGAAGTCCGAGAGGGTTGTTCAGGACGTGCTCGTTCCAATCCTCTTCAGTCCAGCTAGGGTCAGCTTCATTCTCGATCGGACCAGCCCAAGTAATCGTCATACGGTGCTTGTCGTCGATATAGAAAGTGGTATTAATATTAGTGACATGGACAAAGCAGTCCGCTAGGTTTTTAAGGCTGCTTTTGTCTTCGACGGTGACTAGAGGAATTACAGCTTCATATGGGCATTCTGGCTTGATAGGGCGAATGCAACCATTGTGTTTGCAGCCGTATTCCTGGCATTGGCAGCCGCCGCATTTTTTGCAGCCGCCCTGGCTATAGCGCATTGGGCGTCCGCACTTTGTACATGGGGTATAAGTATCATTATTCATATCTCTATTATATTATGCACGCCTTAGAAAACCATTAAAAAACGCAGGGGGCACATTCGGGGAGCACTATAGGAGACTAACCTTCAGGAAAGGAAAAAGGTTTTTCATATTATGGGAGGTAATACGAACATGCAGGTAGATAACTGCGAAAATCTACACTAGAAAGATAATGCTCCCCAAGCATGCCCCCTGCTGGGGGCTTGGGGCTAGATAGCGTCTTTGCCAAAGTTTTGCACAATAGTGATATAACCAGAGGCAGCGAGACCTACGACCGCACCGATAAGCGGGTTGACGCTAATTAGAAGAGCCGTTAGAGCGCCAGCGATACCAGCGCCAGCGATGATAACAACCGCCTTCCAATCTTTCTCGAAAGCTCTCTTGATGAGCTCTACAACGCCAGCCACCATACCTAGGATAATAGCAGTGGTCACTGCGTCCAAATCAAATACTTCCATTTATTTCTCCTTAAAGATGAGGCGGTCGACCCAAAAGAAGATCGCCCCGCCGATTAGGTTTGCTATAACCGTGGCCCATACCTCTCCCATACTAGCCAGCCAGATTAGACACACTGCTAAGATGGGAGTGGATAGCTGCCACCGAAGAAGGTAAAGAACAAATTTTCTAATATTTTTTAACATACTTAAAGCCGTACTTCTTGAGCATGTCATAGGTCTTAGGCCCAGTCATACCGTCAGCTTTGAGGCCGGTACGGCGCTGGAACTCTTTAATAGCCTTAGCGAGGTTATTGCCATACTGCGGTCCAAGAGCTGATGCCGGGGTGTAGGACGGGAAGGTGCGGCGCATGAATTGAGCTTCCTGCGCAATAGGCCCTAGGATGCCTTTCGATGGCGTGTACTTAGCATCTCGGTCGCCTACCTCGTAATAGCCTTTCTTAGGCAAAAACCCGTCTGTAGGGGTCGGAGTCGGCGTAGGTGTAGGGGTAGGAGTTGGCAATAGAGCGTTGATGCGGTCAGCATTTTTGAGCATATTGCCGTGTAGATACGGACCAGGGCAGAGCGTGGCCGTGAAGTAGCGATGCTCGGTGAAGTTGCCATTTGCGTTGCCGGTATAATTGATTTTCTTGATATTGTAGCGCTTGCAGATATCGACAGTGAGCTTAATGGCGGCTTCGACTGCTTTGTCGGAAACATGCCAGTCTGGAGCACCACCATCGTTCGCGATCTCAATCGTGATAGCACGGTTGTCATTAGCTGCCGAGCTAGAACACCATGAGCGATCCTCCTCGTTCACATAGCATGCGATGCGGCCATCAGTGCCGATGCCGTAGTTAGAGGATGCGCGGTAGGCTGGGTTTTGCCATAGCTTTCCGCAAGCCTCGATAGACAAGTTGCCGGCCATATGGTGCCAAGTAATCTTGTCGATCTTATTGCCAGCGCGCCCCTTAGAGTAGTTCTTCGTGCTGGCTGGGATGTATTTATTAGTTAGGCTAGAGTAACTCATTTTTTCTCCGCCTTTCCTGGCCCCATAGCATCGACCTCGTTCTCAACACAAGACTTCTTGCTACCGAGCTTAAACTTAATACTGGAGATTATACTCATCAGTTTCCTCCTTATTATGCTATTATTATAGCAAGATGGAAGGGAACAAAGAGATATTCAATCATGAACTAGCTGGCGTATCCGACGCAATCAGGCTGGTGGGAGAACTTGAGCATATAAGGGCGCATGCACTACGCTCCGCCGTGGTAGCTGAGGGAACTGACGATGAAATGTTTTATCTCATCCTAGCCCAGCAAGCGAAGGAACTCCGTCGCACTTATATGCAGGACCACTTTCCCGACATTGACAGTAAACTATGGTGCCTGTGCAAAAGTGCCGCCACACTCCGACAGATTGCCTATGAAATCTGGGGGGAGAAGGCAGAGCAACTAAAAGAAATCGACAATATTGTCGACACTATCTGGGGGAAGGCTACCGGGAAAGACTTATCCGAGTGTGAGGCTTGTCGCGACGATAAAGGTGAGGTAGAATCAAATTAGGCATACGTGCCTGAAGACATAGGTGTGTTGTCCTGAACGCACAAAAAAGAGAGCTATACGGCTCTCTTTTTGTTTATTAATCGCCAATCTTCACTGCTAGGACTGTTGCTGAGACTGGGACAAATAGCTTTTGCCCGGTAATAGTCGAATCCGTGCTCGGTTCGCCATTCTCGCCTAAGTAGTACTGGGCACCTACGATGTACTGATGGCCAGCTGGGATAATGACGAAGCCAGTGTTCTGGACGCGCATGATGTTGTCGGCGTGGAGACCAAGCATGAGGAACTGCGCCTTGTTGCTGTTGTCTGCATACTGCATCACATTAGCACCAGGAGTGTTCTGGACATAACCGCCGCGTACCTGGTTTTCTGGGACAGTGATCGCTAAGTTATTAATGGCTAAGCCGATAACGTTGTCGTTATTAGCATTCGGGAACAGCGTTGCTCCCGGGACGCGTACTGGGGTCCTGACAATGTTGCCAGTGGCGTCATCTAGAATGTCGCGCTCCGCCAAGAAGTAATCTGGGATGGAGGCGAGAGTGTCAATCGCTACGTCTGCGATATTGACCGTCTTTACTTTGTTATTACAACTCATCTTTTTTCCTTTCTTTTATTACCCAAAGATTTCATCCTGTGCGATATCGGTTGCTAGGCTGTGGCCATAGATACCGTGGTTCTTGTCAAGGCTCGTGACCGCACCGCTGCTGTTAATGGCCGCACCAGTGTCAGAGTAGAGGTTGATATTACCAAGCATGATCTTGGCATCGTTAGGGACATTAGTGAAGACCTCAAACCTGTTCGCGATAGGAGCAAGCGTGTTTTCGACAGTAGTGACGCGACCTTGCAAGTTAGTAATAGCGCCCTGGATATTCTGGATAGTGGTGGCGATATTGTCCATGTAGGTCTGGAGGTTGAAGGTGTACCACATGCCGTTGTTATACATATAGACGTCGCCGTTTACTGGGGCGGTCACCTGGTCTACGTCCTTCAGCTTAGTCATCGAGATGATGCGAGAGAGCTCGTCGCCGGTAATACAATCAGACTGGCCGTCTTCGCGTTCATATTCTAGACAATTTGGGTTATCTTCTGGCGATAGATGAAGCGTGGTAACGGTCTCGGCGGCTTTGACGATGCTAGTAAGGTCTAAGCAGTCGCCGCCCCAAGAGGTTTCCACGCAAAGGCCAGCTGGGTTATCAGAATCGAGATGGTAATCCACATAGGCATTGACGCAGTTGCTATCAATCTTATCGCATTCGTTGTGGTTAAATTCGTCAACATTAGTCATTATGGGTTCTCCTTTACGACTAGAATTTCATGCGATGTAGGGTCCATATAGAGCCTCCATACTTTACCATCGCCATCGACTGGCGCGCTCGCCGCAATACGCGGCTGAGACCATGAAGCCTTATCTTGAGCCGCCCACGCCATGTAATAGAACTGGTTGCTATTGGCAGGAGGCATGAGGCTTTTAACCTCACCTTTGTCATCTGCGCCCATAACGTAGTCGAGAGACGTGTCGCCTGCTTCGCTTGGGTCTAGGCCAATCCAACCGTTCTTGCCATCACAGTTCTCCGAGCAGTTAGCGTCCTTCTTATATACTAAGATTGCGTTGTCTTTAATGGTAGTGGCGTCAACGTCGCCGATGTCAGCTAGATGGAGAATGCCGCCTAGCTCACGGGCTGGGATATTAATGTTCTGGCATTCTGCGTTATAGACAAGGTTGCGAGAGACGGTGTCAGCCGACAAAGTGGTGCAAGATTGGCCAGCCTTTACTACGCTGTCAAAATCGTACCATACAGAACGGCCGTTTATATTAAAGCGGAGATTGGTTGGGTTGTTGCTATCCGCCTCAATAGACAAGATAGACTCTGGGCAACCGCATGGCCTCTCGCATTTATCTTTGCAGCCACACGAATTGCACCTGCTACAGCCGCCGCAGCTGTTGCATAGTCCAAAACCGCACATTGTACAAAATGGATTCATAACTTAATTATAATAGAGCGCTAAGTTATACCATTAAAAATTAGCTACCCTAGAGATGAGGCTGTAGTCATCTTCATTCGCCATGTTTTGGCCAGCATCTATGGATTTCTTAATCTGTTTAGCCACTCCCATAGCAGCCCTAATCTTATCCTGGTAAACAAGGCTCTTTATACGTCCGACTGCGTGGCAGACATACGGGTCGCTCGTGCCGAATCTATTGTCTAAGTCTTTACCAAGAAGGTCGCCATAAGCAGAGCGCACATAAGAGGCCGTGTAGCCGTCCATGCTGCCAACCCCTAAAGCACACTTGTCGAGCGCTTTTAGTGCCTCACGACAATTAAGTAGTTCGTCTGGGCTAGTATAGTTGATGACCGTCTCGACGGATGGGATAAACCTATCTTCCATATACTGCTTCCTAGCAATCTCTGCGCGGTTATTCTCCCCCTGCTCTTTAAGACCTTCTACCATATCTTTAGCTTCATCATAAGCCGAGGCTAAACCAGAGTCTTCCATACCCTCGCCGCTAATAATAGAATTAGTGACCATTAAGACGAGAGCGGAGCTGCCACGTGGGCGCACCTTTTTGAACTCCTCAAAACGAGCGTTGGCGTCACGCTGGTAAACATCTACTGGCTCTGCCACCCCCTCTGGCAGAGATTCGTAGTATGCCTCCGACTCTTCGAGGTCTTTCTTCGTCCTCTCGTCGATTCTTTTTAGCATTTGATCTAGGTCCATGTTTTTCCTCCTTAGAATTGACCTTTATACGGGTCATTAATTCCAAACATACTGTTGACCCATGTGCTATAGTAAGCGTCTTTCAAGCTACCCATGTCTCCTAGGGTCTTGCCGTAGACTCTCTTACCTTTATTATTCTTCTCCCAGCTGGATGGGACTTCGATAAGGTTCTTCATATAATCCTTGACCTGCTTGTTATTGATAGCAGCTTCAGGAGAATATTTGGATACTATTTTCGCGAGAGTCTTAGCGACTTCGCCGTTCCAGTTAATCTTGATCGCCTCGATGGTCTGATAGTCAGAGTTCTTCAACTTGCCCTTGCCGTAAATAGCTTGCATCTGCTTCTTAATGGAGTTGTGCTTGTCCCATAGGCCGGCTTCGTTCACTGCGTTGCGCACCATAGCGAGCATCATCTTGTCCTGCTCGCCCGAGCTGTAACTGTAGCTCAAGATGTTGAGTGGAGAGTTATACTTGATAGAAACGGTGCCGTCGTCGTTCTGCTTAAAGTATCCAAAGATTGAGCCGTCGTTAGGAGCGCTAAAGCCCATTTTCGCCATCGTTTCTACCGCTGCCGCTCTGTTAATGTAGAACTCCTCCTGCGATAGGTAGGAAGCGTATTCGTTGTAAGGGAGCATGTTCACGTCGTTGGATGACATATTCATGAGGGAGACGACTGTAGCAAACTTATATCTGTCAAAGGTGCCGTCGTACTTCTCTACAAGGTTCCTAGAAGCATCAAGGACCTTCTGCATGAATTTCTGCTCGACAGTACGGATTCTGCCCTCTGCAGCTTTCCTAGCGTCTTCTGAAGCGTCAGAAGAGGCGACAATCTTCTTATCGGCTAGATATTGCTTGCTCTCGTCTGTGTTCCCGCTTAATAGAGCCTCTTTCTCCTCGTAGAGCAAACTGACAGTTCGGCTCCAAGCGGCATTGCTTTCTTCGCGATAACGCTGGACGCTTAGAACATTCGTTGCATCTTCTACCACCTTCTGGCCGAGGTTCTCAATGTTGGTTAGCATAGATGCTGGGTTGGTAATGGACTCGTACAAGGCAGTGATTCCCTCGTTCACTAGCTTTCCGCCTCTACCGAATAGGTTGTTGAGAAGGGTCTGAGCCATATCCGCAGACATCATATCGCCCATCGCATTCCCGAGGAACTTCGCGATAGCGCTTTCGTCACTTCCCATCACGCGCTGTTCGCCAGTGCGGGAATCGATATTCACGTCGCTTCTGTTCACCCTCCTGAGCGTGTATGGGTCATAGCCAGTCGCATAAATAACTGCGGACTTAGCTACGGGGTCGAGCAGGCTTGCCGCGACCTTAGAGAAGCCAGGTAAGAGATTGTGAGTAAACACGTCCTCTTCTAGCAAGCTCGCGGAGTCAATATTTACGAAACCGCTGAGGTCAACCGGGAATGACCCCAAGAGGTCGTTAGCCGCTAACTCTGCATAAGAGTTGCTCGACTCGCCCTGGATGGCCTCGATAGCGTGCTGAACTGGTAAGACGAAGTTGGAGATTTCCTGGGGGATTGGGATAGAAATGATTTGCCCGTTGATTACAAAGACTAGGTTGTCCTTCTTCTCATATTCTTTTACCTGCTTGTAAATGCGCCTGTCTTCTTCGTTAGACAGAGACATGTTGGTAAGTGCGATAACAGGGACTACATAGCCTCCGATGATACGGGTCGTGACACCGGCTGGGTCAAACGCGTAGAGGCGCCAGAACGACTTAGAGCCGTTGATGGCAGAGCTTAGATATGGCACCGTCTTAGATAGGTTAGCAAGATGATAGGATTGGCGGATGAAGTTCGTCGTAGCCTCTGATTGCATAAACTCTGCAAGGGTGCGCGCCTCCTGGAGAGACATACCTTCCTTGAGGCCTTTTAAGAGGTTGTTGTTGAATACGCGCTTGCGGAGCGAAGTCTCGCGGAGATCATTCAGATAGCTTAATTTCACTGTAGCCTTATCGAGGTTGTCGCGTAACCTGTCGACGAGTTTCTGGTTGTATAGCTCGTCGCGTTTTGCCATACCTCTGCTGGCTCGGCCAAACTCATAAAGTCTTGATTCGAGCTCGGCTTCGACATTCATAGCGCCACGCTCTAGCTCTCTTCTAGCGATTAGACGGCCGACGTCCTCGCCGGTTTCTTCTGATTGCTTGAGGAGAGTCTCGAATACGTCTGGGACATTCTCTTGGTATTCCTTAGCAAATCTTTCACCGAATAGCTTCGTGAGTTCATCCTCTACCATGGCGCTGGATTCCCACGCGTCGCCCATAGCTAGGGTGTTCCCGACATCGCGGAAGCCCTGCTTAACAAGGTTGCCTGGCCATGGACCGCCAGTAACGAACCATCTGTATAGGCGCGAGAACTCTTGCCTCATAGCGCCAAAGCGACCAACTCTAAGTTGGCGAGGCATGGTCGTGAATAGGCTGGCTACGGTAGGCGACATCTCTACGTATTCAGCAAAACCGCCGTTGTCATAGGTCTTAACGATAGATGGACCTTGCGAAATGCCAGTGATTTCCTTGTTGAGCTTTTCGACATTCTCAAAGAAGTATTTTTGATCAGGGATTTGGCTGCCTTGAGAACGAAGCCTTGCCGCTACGCTGCCGTACCTTTGTTCAATCTTATCGACGAGCATCTCCGATGACTCATTGGCAAGCTCACTAGCAGCCTTGTCGACGTTCTTCAAAGCCTTATCAAGAGCTTCTTTATCGCCCTTAAATTTGTCCTTATAATAGGTCCTGAGCTGACGCTCATACTCTTTCTTAGCCCTGCTGTAGAACTGCGATTTCACATCGCCGCTCTTCTTGTGCATAGATTCGAGAGTGGCGTACTCGATAAGATCATCAGCATTAGCGGTAGTATCGCCTAGGGATTCTGCCACCTCAGCAACGGTCTTGTTGTTCACGTTCACGTCGACGGCGCTGTTGATAAAGTCATCTAGGCTGTTATCGATATCGTCGGCAAGTCCCTCTAAGTTGTAGGCTTTGCGGGCTGCTTCGAGCTTGGCAACGTTGTCCTTGTGGATCGTCTGCCTAAAGAATATCTCTTGATTGCGCTTAGCGTCGATAGCGTGGTTGCGGAGCGTATCCAAATCATTGCCGCCGATGCCATAGTCCCAAACGTCGTCGTAGTTGCGGTTAATCATAACCTTGGCGACATCGCCCTCCGCCTCAGTAAGCGCTGCCGGGTTAGCGGCCATAGCTTTGCTATACGCATCGTAAGTCACATCGCCGTCTACGCCGAGTGCTTCGGCGAATGCTTTCTTCACTTGCTTATCTGCCTTGCTCACGAAGTCGTCGAACTGCTTTTCAGACATCTCATAAATCGAATGCCCCATCTTTTCTTCGATGATATTACGCGCAACATCCGTGCTAACTTCGGAGTCAATTATGGCTCTTGCTTCTCTAGTCCCAACTCTAGGGTACAGCTTTTCAGCTGCGCCGACAGAGGCGCCAGATTTTAGAGCTGCGGTTTCGAGGGCGTTGATATCGCCCTTAGCGCGGGAATGACGGAAGAAGTCGTTGTATAGGGATGAGTCGGCGTGCTTGACGATAGAATCGGTGTTGGCGGCAACATCCTTCGCAAATTTTACCCTGGCCTTCTTGTTCACTTCGCTGATAACGCGTGACTGGTCTCCAGTAACTACGGTATCAATTGGGAAGCCGATGCCTTTAAGCATATCAATCGCCTGCTTGCGGTTGACTTGGCGAGCAACCTCGTTCAAGTCATCGAATAAGACCATCGATGCATCCTTGAACTCTCTCGTAGAACCAAGCACGAATGACTGCGTGTCGCGTAGCTCTGGGATTTTTATCAAGCCAGTACTAGAATAGTAGTCGTTCAAATCCTTGATACGCTGGGTGCGCATATAGCCTTCATTGAAGAAGCCGGAATCGCGCATCCTGGTCAATTCGCGGTCAGACATAACTCTCTGGTTGACGCGTAAGTCTTGAGTGGCCTCGCTAAACTTGATGCCTTTCTGGCGCATGTCGCGAGCCGCATCAACGAGGCTCTGAGGCTTGGTGGCCTCGAACTCTTTAGTGATTGCATCAAAGTACGCAAGCTCCTTCTTGGCTCTCTGAACGTTTTCTGGGATATCGGAATAATCTACAATTGCTTGAGCAATGTTTGAGCGGTAACCTGCTAAGACATACGCATTCGTCTCTGGGTCAAGAGCTCTAATAGTTTCGGTAACCTTTGTGTACTTCGTCTTGCCCTTTTCCATAGTCTCTACGTCGAAGACCTTGAACCCCTTGCCCATGCCTAGGGAGTTCTCAACTTGGATCACTTTACCCTGAGCTTCGAGGAAGGAGTTTCTGGTAGCTTTTAGAGTATCATCGTCCTGGATGAACTTAGCGACAAGCGAGCTCACATCGCCAGTGTAGACGCGGTTAATAATATTGTTCGCCTCGGCGATAGTCTCTACCTTCTTTGCATTTATCTTCTGCGCGGATTCGATAACCTCGTCCCATGTCGAACCAGAGATTGGGTTCTCAGTAGCAAACTCACTTATCTCCCTAGCGGATTGGCGCAAGACGCGGCGTTCAGCTAAGTTCTTCAGCTGACGCTCAGCTTTGCCTGCTTTGTTCCATAGGGACTGAGCCTTAGGGGAGCCAGCTTTAACTGCCTCATCTGCGGCTTCGCCGAGAGATTTGGCTTTCTTGTAAAGCCACTCTGGGTCTCCGCCGTGCAACCATGTCTTGAAGTTGTCGACGGTCTGCCCAATCTTGGACTCGATATTATAAATCTTAGGAGAAATTTCGGCATTCGCAATCTTAACAAAGTCAGAAGAACCGATATGTTTGATAGCTTTACCAAGCTCCACTCCTACAACTTCGCCTACAACATTCTGGGTCACCTGGTTGAGAGCATATGCCCTAGACTCATCGTCGCCGCTCTCCATGAGCTGCCTGAACATCTTAGGGTCGCTGAGACAGACGTCTGTAATAATCTGTGCCATCACGTCAGCAAATTTAGAGGTAACGCCAGCGAAATTGCTGAGCGTCTCTGTCGTCATAATAGCCGTATTAGCAATCTTAACAAAATTATCTACGGACTGGAGGCGCATAATTAAATCTGTGCTGGCGTAGAGGTTCCTTACAACATCCTCAGCCGGGACGGCCCCAGAGACAATGTTCGAGATAGTATATGTCGTGAAATCTTTTGCGGTGTTCTGGGCGCCATATTTTTCGAGGATTTTACTTGCTATTTTCTCGGTGCCAGACTTTGCAAACCCGGCCGCTGCCTGGCCGAGGCCATAGGCAGTCACCATGCCGATCGCTATTGGCGTGACGGCGTCAGTTATCCCGTATGTAGTCGCCGAAGCCTTGTTCAGCCTATTAAGGTCTGCGGCGTTCTGCTCTCTCCAACTGTCGAATGCCGGCTTGACGTCGCGAGACCAGAAGTTCATCTTCTTGTAGTTGCTCGAATCGCCATCTACGCCATAAACCTGGGTGCCAATCGTGTTAAAAACTGTCTCTAGGTTTGTGAACGCTTCGGCCCAAAAGCTAGCAGCGCCAGTAAGGGTTCCATAAATCGCTTGCCCGATAGATTCTGCCATACCGCCAAAGAAACTGACTTCAGGGTTCGTACGGTCAATAAAGTCTTTGAATGCGGACATCGCAGCGTGCTCGGTTGGGTTGGAGAAGTCGCCTCTCTGGAAGTACGCGTCTACCTCTCTATAGACCTCTCTAAATTCGTCATCGTTCATATCGCGCTTCCAAATCTTTTTGAGGTCGCCATATGAAACAGTCTGGGTCTTTTCATCCCAGCCTTCTAGGTTCTTGAACAAGTTCATTTCGCGAATCTTTTTCGGGAGAGCTTGCATCGTGTCGTCTTTCACGGTGACGGTATTGCCATTAGCGTCCTGGTATTCAGTAGCGACTGAATAGCGCAGCACGACGTCGTCATCGCTGTAGTCGAGCCCTGTAGAGGCCTTGATGCTCTCCTTAGCTTGCTCGCGCTCAACTGCCTGCCGGACAAGCAGCTCCATATCTTTGTTGAAGTCGTTAATCCATTCCTCCGAGGTCTTCTTCTCGTCAGAGTTAGCCATTAAAGCATACTTGTAATCTTTGTTGACTTGGTAATTTTGAGAGATGCCCTCTAGAGCCGGTTTCAGCGTGCTCTGGAACGTTGGATTTTTGAGAGCGGTGCTAGGGGCCTTAACCGTGATTTTCCCATTGGAGTCCATCGAAATGCTTGAGGCGGCAGCAGCATCAGCGGAGCTGAACAGTGGCTCATATTTTTCGCCGGATGTGCCAGTGTTCCTGTAAACAGTATTAGTAACGTTTGACTTGCGATTCGCTGCGGCATCTTTATATAGGCTACCGCCTTCTGGGTAGCGCAGCGTATCCACTACGTTCCCGTTTTCGTCTAGTACCTCATAAATGTCTGTCTTCAAGTTCGCCATATGTTAAATTCCCCATGCTGCGTGATAGCCGCTAGACATATCTGTGACTTTCCCGTTCTGGTCTCTCACCATGAGCTTGCTGCCTTTCTTGACCTGGTTTTGGACGTACTGGTTAATAGCGTCCTTGCCCTGGATTGAGCTCCTCGGGGTTTCGAGAATCATATTACTGCCAGAACCGACAGCCGTAACCGGGACACGCTGGCCGTTAGAGCCTAGGAAATAATACTCACGTTTCTGTCCAACTCCAGTTGCTCCAATGTTCCCGACGGAGCCTTCTGTGCCTTTATATCTTAGGCTGAGCTCTTGACCCGGCGTCTCGAATGAAACATTAGGTCCAGCGCTGCTCGAAGCGGAAGCCCCGCCAGAAGCGCCGCTGCTCCCTCTTCTTCTAGAATAGGCCTTATACGCCGCATTGTAGCGCTGCTTTGCCTTAGCAAGCTCGTTACTCATCGCATCGGAAAGTGCCTGGGCCTGGGCCGAAGCCTTCAGGTCGGCTATGATACTGTTGGTCTGTGGTGTCTGATAGCGGGCATTAAAATAAGAGCCGCTCCCGCCTAAGCCGCCTAAGTTGCTCGGCACCGCGGTGCCTAAATTATATGTGTCCTGCGCGATCTCCGCGTTGCGCACTTGCTGGGTATCTCGCAGATTTTGGATAAAAGCGTTCGACTCGTCTAGCGCTGTTTCCGGCTTGATGTAGCGCTGGTCGTCGATGACTATGGAAAAATCGTCTAAGTTCATACCCCTATTATAAACTAGACGACTTTTTTTTACTTAAAAACTAGAGCGCAGACAGCGGCGACGAAAGCCCCAATAATAGCCATGATGAACCATTTGACATAGCCCTGCAGCTCGTCGATTGCTTTGCTATTTTCCTCAGTCTTCTGTAGAGCCTCATCGGCCGTTTTCTGGATTCCATTGATGTCAATCTGGTTCAAGATAGTTTCAATACGGACTAAGCGTTCGCGGATGTCAATGATGAGTGCTTCTTTGTCTTCCATATCTATATATATTATATTACTCCGGGTCCTCCGCCGGTAAAATCTTGTCAGCTAAGTAATAGTCTTTCCCGACTTTCAAAGTGTAGTTGTTACGAATGCCGAGAGCTGTGCCATCATCGAAGTTTGTTATAATCTCGCCATTTTCATAAGACTCGTAGAAGCCATCGCCGTAGAACTCGGGCAAAGGCAACAGGACGACTTCTGCCCTGTCCATCTTCAGGTAATCATCGGTTGTGTAGCTCTGCTCGCCAATCGGGAAGTTGTACCCTATGTCGTCGCCGAACTCAATCATAATCGGGTGACTGACGACGTGATATTTGTCCCCGCCCTGACATCCGATGCATTCAATGTAGTCTAGGTAGTCGAACTCTATAGGGGTCCAGCCGCCACGCTCATAGGTAGCGATGAACTTGTGGTACTGGTCGATAGAGGAATGCACCGATATATTGCGCGAATCATTGCTGAATAGCACGCCCATTTCTTCGGGTTTTTCCTCTTCGGCGAACTCGACAATTATAGGGTGGGAGACAACTCTATATTTGCCTCCCTTAGCGCAATCTATGCATTCGACATAATCTAGGTGGTCAAATTCGATAGGGATATAATCGCCTGCCCTATATACCGAGATGAATTTACTGTTTATCTCATTAGGAGACGGCATCTCTACCCTTGATTCGTCTTCACTGAATAGGGTCCTCATACCTTATCCTCCTAAAATAGTCCGCTAGGGTTTGCGTACATCCCGCCACTTTCAGGCGTTAATCCACTCATACTGCCGACGGTCATCGCCCCCTCTTGGCTGGTCATATCCATAACTTCTGGACCGGCGCCAGACATAGCCATGTCGTCACTCATACTTTGATAGTCAATATACCCGTCATCGTCCGGGCTAATACCACCTGCGCTGACGCCAGAGATTATTTCATCAATCGTGTCTGAGTCTTGGGTGGCCATGACGTTGTCGACTTCATACTGCATAGGGTTCTGCTCATACGCCTGCTGGTTCTGCTGAAGAGCCATAGCGTCATTCTGAGCTTGCTGCTGAGCGAGAGCCATCTCCTCTTTGCTTGGGCCTTGGTCGAGGATTCCTTTCTCAGCTAGGCCGCGCGGCATGATGCCCATCATTGATTTCTCCATCAAGAAGGCTTCAAGCTCCTTGGACAAGCGCCCCTGGAACGATCCGAGCATTTGCATGGCGTTAGCTGCGAGAGTACGTTCATTGACCTTTGCGGCGAGAGCTGGTTTTACATTCACGATAGCGTCGAGCGCCATCTCCTGGATTGTAATAGCCCTATTGCCGCCGAGCGTGGATACGGCAAATTCCTGGTCTGGGGAATATGCAACACGGTTAGCGATGCACTGGCGAGCGATGTCCGCATAAAGCTGCATAATTGCGTTCTGGTGCGTTGAGAGGCCCTGTGCGACGGCTCCGAGCGCCATACCTGACTCTGCAGCACTTGCGCGGTCTCCCATGGCTTGTAGCGCATCAAATTGGTCGTAGGAATGTAGAACTTGCTGGATACGGTTTTCGCGGAATGAGATTTCGCTATCGATTGGGTCATAAGAATACTGGAAGTTGATCGAGTTGATGTCGCCCTGGATATCATCGATAACGACGCCCATAATATTGAGCACGCCACGTAGAGACGCTGCAGACGCACCATCAGTCTCAATGCGGAGGATAGAGAGAATCTTGCTCACGTGTTCACGCTTTGCGCGCCATGCGCACAATTCGTCATGCGTATCGAGTAATGAGAAGACAGGAGACCACGGATGCGGGAACTTGTCCATATTCTCCTGCTCCTCAAATTGGAACTTGAGAGGACAGTCGAGGCAAAACTCCTTAATGCGGGCCTGTTTGCTCTTCTCGATCGGGTTGTTAATCGTGAACTGAATCTTGCGGCGGAAAGCCTTCTTGTTCGCAGAAATGACAAAACGACGGTTAATGACCTTATACTCAATCTTCTTATCCAGGTCATAAATAACAGTAAGCTCTACATCGTCGCCGTTGTACTGAGAGTTGGTGCGAGCTTCAGGGTTGCTGGCATAAGAACGATACCAGTTTAGGTTGTAGCAGGTGTGCAAATCATGGTCATAATCTTTGTAGATATTAAGACCACCAGACAATTGAGTAGATGCCGCTAGATGATTCAAATCTTCGACGTAGATATCGAGGCCATTAAGCGTGCGAATCTTGCGGTTGTTATACTTCGCGCTCTTATCGATATCCCAATATTTTTTGCCCTTATCATCTTTTTTCTCGACCATGATAGAACGGTCTGGGGCCTTGATGTCTAGGTTAATCTCTTCATCGTCATCTTCTTCGAGCATGTCTTTCAGCTTTTTCCAGCTAATCATCGTGGAATAACCGCGGAATCTTTCAAGGCCAAGAGAAGAGTACTTAGTATCAAACCAAATGTTCTTTGGGTTAATGCGCAATACTTTATTCTTATCTGATTCTGGGTCGTACTTAACAAGTACAGCAGCTACGCCAGCCCAAGTGAGGTCGCGCGAGAAAGTGGCAGCCATGATATTGAGCTTGTTCTGGGTGTAGTCTTGCTTACATTTTGCGCCGAGCAGGTCTTCTGTGTCAGCGTCGATTACCATAAATGGGTCATTTATCTGGTACTCGTAAGTGTCTACGCCGCATGACATCTGGTTAGCGCGGTTATCAATAGCTTTCTTGATAGAGAAAGACGACCCTTCTGGGACGCATTTGCATTGTTCCTCATATTTTGCCTGGTCGGCTTTGTCTACTTTAGAAAGATTAGTCTTTAGTTCTTCTTGATAAAGGTTCCTACACGGTTTGCCTAGTTTGGCCAAGCTAGCTCTCCAGAGCCAATACTGGTAAGCGGTACGAGCTACCTCAGACTCTTCGATCCAGTGCAGGACATGGTTCGGCCATTTGTTATAGTCTATTGCGTCGAAGTTTTCCATATACCTATATTTTATAACATATGTATCGCTCGCATAAAAAAAGAGCCCTATCTAAGAACGGGCTCTCAAAACTGTGGAGAAGTTTGCCTATATTATAGACTACTTCTTCCCGCCGGACAAGGCATTTTTCAAATATTCTTCTGCCTTCTGCGCAGCTGGGTGGCCAGCTAAACCGCGGCGCTTGAGGCTGCTATCTTGCAAAAGAACCGACTTGGCCTCTTCGACGCTATTGATAGTTTCTCCGACTGGAACATAGTCGACAGTAGGGGCTGCGGCAGCTTCAGGCATAGCGGTAGACTGCTTAGCTGGGACAGTCTTAACTCTTAGGTCTAGGTAGCCAAACAGCTCTTTAGGGTTGATAGAACCGTCTACGTTGACGGCGCGGATGCCGAGGTTGTCCATTTCTTTTAATATGGTGCCGTCGGCAATCTCTTTGGAAATGCCAGAGTATTCCTCTTTCTCCGCGAGACGCTCGAAGTAAGTCTTAATCGCGATGTCTCGCAACGTCATGGCGCCAGCTGGCGGGGTATATTGGCTATCTTGCTGTGATACAGGTGCAGCTGGTTGCACTGGCTCGGCAGCTTTCGGCTCTTCTACTGGGGCTGGGGTTGGGTTGCTGATTTTGGATTTTACCTTGTCGTACCCACCATTTGCCTGGAAGAATTTTTGCATATCGGCTAACTGTTCGCTAGTAAAGCCGTGCATATCTGGAGCCGCTGGGGCTTCCGCAGTTTGGTTAGAGTTAGTAGGTGTTGCTTCGGTCTGTGGAGCTTGTGGGGCTTCACCGGCCGCTTCAGGAGCATTCTCCATTGAAGTATCCTTTCTGTTAAATTTGTACCTTCATTATACATTGTCTTCTTTGTTGCGTCTATCTAACGCGCGAAGAACTGCATAAATCTCGTTAATGTCCCCCATAGCGGCATAAAGAACCTCCGAATTGCCGTTTTCCACAGCCTTCATAAATAAACGCCGGACGCTGGCCATCTTCTCTGAGAGGAACTCAATTATTTCCTCATCTTTATGCTCTATCACTTCTTCGGTGATATCAATATAGGCCATTATTCCTCCTCCGCAGGGGCTTTAAGTTTTTCCAACGCGTCAGCTAGTAGCTCCATAGTGGACGCAGCAAGGCTCACGCTTTTCGTCTCCCTCCATTCCTCTATGTTTGCCCTAACCTGTTCGTATAGTTCTTTGCTATCCATAAGACCTCCTTTTCAAACAGTATAGCATAAAAAAGTGGAGGGTCATTGCTGGCCCTCCTCCTTAGACAGTTCTATTTTCAAATTTCCATATAAGGAACAACAGGTTATCACTTCTAATGCAGTGACGATGTCTACTTCGCCGTAGACTAATGATTTGTCGATCAAATCTGTCAGATTGACTTTGTATGGTTTGATGAGCGGCCAAAGCGAGCTAGAGTCTATATTGCCATTGATTTCAACGAAAAGCCTCACGGAGAAAACCTAACTGGGCGAGAATTGCATTTTTGAACTCATCGTTCGGTGCATTCTCGGCCAACCATTTTAGAGCCTGGTTGAGGTCCAGGTCTCCGTTTCTCTTATAGGCAACAAATAGCTCTCTCGCTTCATGCTCTGTGATTGTAGGAACCGGCCCCACTACCTCGTGAAGTTTCCTGTGCACGTCATCAGGGATTTCGTACACAAATAATCTGCGCAGCTTGTGGGCGTATCCCTTGTTCCAATGCCTGCGGTAGAACAGGACATGGTGAGCCGAATACTTCATAGAACCACCTCCTAATGTGCAAGAACTGTCTGCCTCAATTATAACAAAAAGGCCGCCTGCGGGATGGAAACTGTGGCGGCCTTAAATAATTATACTTTATCCCTTTTTGCTAAACTTTTTATACTCCAATAAATCAAACCCATTCACGCTGTGCCCATCATGCTCAACCATATCAAGCGCTATTTGTAACAGCTTAGCCGCGTCCTTGTTGTCTAATATCCTCCATAGGCTAGGGTCCATATAGCGCCAATAGAACGGACGGATTTTGCAACCCAATATCAGCCCCTCTATTGCGCATCTCCCGACGGCGTACAGTTCTCTGTATGGGGCAATGAACTTGAGAAGTTCTTCTCTCGGAAGATTAGCCAGAGGAAAGTCTACGTCCTTAGGGATATTTTTTTCCTCATCTGCACGTTTAAACTTCCATCTATTTCCCGAATAACAAGCTCCTTTTGTCTTCTTCGCCCTGAACTGGGCGACATAATCTACGTCGACGGACAATGGCAATAGTATAGTCCTCTTCCCGTTTTCCACGAACCAATCGTAGACATGCTTCGCCGATGCAACGTAAATCTGGTCTTCGTATTTTTCTAGCCACTTATAGACTTTTTCTAGGTTGATATTGCTATGTATAAAAACAATCGCATGGTCCTTAGAACCAACGGGTCTCATCCCCAACGTGTCCCATGGTCTATCGGTCTTCACATTCGGTATTATATTCTCGACTATCTCTTTAGAATAATAATACGCCCCATTATGGGCGCCTCTTCCGTGCTGGAAAAAGATTTTCTTATAGTCTATGTATTTGCGGTTGGTAGTGTCAATAATGTCTCCCATACCACCATAATAACAAAAAGATGCCCCGAAGGGCACCTTTTTGCATTATTAGCTATTAGCAAGCCTCGAACTGGTCGAACTCGATAATCAAGCCGTTGACACAGAGTAGGGAGAGTGATACTATATAATTATGAGAACGTGCAAAGCGGATGGCTGCGATAGGAGCGATATAAAGGGGCTCGGCTATTGTCGCAAATGCTATCAAAGATTCAAAAGAAACGGAACGGCTGAGAGAGTGCTAGAATTCCGTGGGCCGAGACAACAATACCCAAGAGAGTATAAAAGCTGGGAGGCTATGAAACAGAGATGCTATAACCCAAGACACAAATTCTATAGCAGATATGGCGGCAGAGGAATATCCGTCTGCAAAAGGTGGCTCGGGGTATTCGGTTTTAGGAACTTCATCAATGATATGGGAGCCAAACCAGACCACGAAATGACTTCTGGCGGAATATCAAAATATACATTAGATAGAATAGATGTAGATGGGAATTACTGCCCAGAGAACTGCAGATGGGCAACATGGGAAGAACAGGCTAACAATAAAAAAAGAACCCCCTAATTCGGGGTTCTTTTTTTATGCATTGGTTAGCATGCTTCAAATTGGTCAAATTCGATGATAAGACCATATTGAGGAAATGTAATGCCAGTACCAACATAAACGGTGTCAATCATACCGACATAGAGCTTGTCACAGTCGTATGGTTTGATGTTTAGATGGTAGCCATCCTTCTCGAAGCTATAGCCGACGCGTGGGTCGAGGATAGCGACATACTGCTTGGTTGCGTCTTCGTTCCAGAGTGGATACTGAGTCTCAAGACCAGCGTAGCCAGAACCGCCGCCGCCAACAGTCATCCATGGGCTGCGGATAAGGACAGCGACATCAGCGTTGATGCCAAGGATTTCCTTAACGCGTGGAGCAAGCTCGAAGCCAGGAAGTTCCCAAGCCTCGAAGGTGTTGACGCGCTGGGTAGCGAAGTTAAGGTTGTATGGGGTCTCGACGCTCTTGATGAGCTCGGTAGCAAATTCCTTCGTGATGAAGACCTTGAGGTTCAAATCACGGAAGCTATCGGTCATGTACTGGACAGCTTCAGGAACGACACAACGTGCGTTAGCAGTGACAGTACCCTGGTCATCCCAGTAGTGGTTTGGATGAGTCTGAGCCAAGAAGGCGTCAACAGTCGTTGCTGGAGCAGCGGTCAAACCGTCGATGACCTTGTTCCAGAGATCAACCTCGCGGCCAAACTCGTAAGCACGCTTGGAGAGAGCATACTGCTCGGTGAAGAGAGCAGTGTTCCAGAAGTCTTTGTTCTTGTCGCACATGCGGACACCGTAAGCATACTCACAGTCGAAGCGGAAGCGAAGTTCATCAAACTCTGGAAGAGTGTTGATACATGGGACTTCACAGTCAAGAACAACATGCGCGTGGCAGCTGTCTTCGCCGTTTGCTGCATATTCGAGGTCTTTTTTCTCGAAGAGACCAAATGGGTTCTGGTTCTTCTTGATAGGAACGATAAGTTCCTGACCGTATTTAAGATTGCCTAGAAGGGTAGTATCATCGATGAGGCGTTCACCGGTGAAGAAGGAGCGAGCAGAGTTGAGCTCTTGCTGCATCTCAGGCTCTTTGACAATCTCGCGTGCGAAGATATCACGGTAGAATGGGAACTGGATATCATAATCGAACACGGTTTCGGTCGAAGGCTGAGTAGGAGCGGTTACAAGCGTTTGCTCGTAGCCAGTGGAAATAGTAGCCATAAAATTCCTTATTAAAATTAATGTTGTCTTTCGCCCACTATATCTCCGGCGAGTGCTAGTCGTCTTAGATGATAGCTGCCGTGTTAATCGGCTCTTATAATGTAGTGGCTCTGAGAATTAGCGGTTCCCCGGGCTTGCAATATTCGAGTCTATTAAACTGCTAGGCTATAACTTCATTATAAGTACACGGTATCGTTTAAAAACAAAAAATGTTTTATAAAATGCTCCATCCCGTGGTGGCACGACCTTCAATTTGACGTTGGTCAAGGCTACCGGCATAAATCCAGAGCGCAGCTACGCGGTCGTCGTGGTGGCCCTTTTTAGCCGCCATACGAATAGTCCTGGTCCCATCGTCTCTGCCCTTGATTATCTTCACCATGTTTCTAAGCTCATCTAAGGTGTTTTCGTCATGTATAATCACGCTACCTCTCGAGAGCATCGCCGAAAGAGCATCGATCATTCTCTCCTTCGTCGATACGGAGGTGCGTAGGCCAGGCTCCTTCGACGCCCGGCACTTTTTATCCTGATAATACCAGTGGTAGTATCTCTTAGCATTCACGGCGACGATAAAACCGTTTGCCACATTGATCTCTGGGCATAGCTCCGCATTGTTATAAATCTGACCGATAGAGACAGCCCAATCGGCATAATCTTCGTCGGCGAGCCCCTTATCGGCGAATGTCGCTACTTGCTCATTGTTCTCCAGATCAAACACGTGCATCACGAAGTTGTCAGTATCATCTGAATGGGCAGTAATGGGGTCAATAGCGATACGGTATCTGTGGCCATAAATCGGACGCCTATACATGATGAATGGGGATACGTCTGTTTGCTGGGCTTCTACCCTGCCGGTCGCATTGTCTGTCAATATCCTATAGAAGTCGCCAGGCTTTATGTTCTCTTCTTGCTTGTCTAAAATTTCGCTGTCAAATACTGCCTTGTCTGCAGTGAGGTCTAGCACGTCCTTAATAGATGTCGGGAACTCAAACTTCATCTTGCTCGTGCGAAGTGCACGCCTATGGTACCAGCCAATCTTGTCATTCCACTCTTCGCGAGGGATTCCATACTTTTCCATTTCAGGGACAATGACGTCCTTGTCATAATCCGTGTATTTACTTTCGTCAATCCCGACGCCGTCCCCCTCTCGCCCATAGACCAAAAACCACGGGATAAACACCAGCTCCATTTCGTCCGGGTTATCTATTGCCGTCTTAATCTTATCTAAAAAGTAGCTAGAGAGGCGGTCAGAGAAGGTCCCGATATACGCAGTGAATGACCAGCCGTAGCTAGAGATAGCGCCAGAAATAGCATCTTCCACCATATAGGGGTTGCGGTATTCAGACGGCTCATCGGCGAGCCAAACCGACACCGTGCCAGAACGGACGGAGTTAGAGCCGGCAGAGGTAATTTCGTAGTAGCCACCGCGCTTAATGCCCTTAACGTCTTTGTACTTCAAAAGCGTCGATGTGCCTAGCGTGTCTCTCTCTATAGTTGGGAAGATAGCAGGGTTCACGCTTGAGATAATCGGGGCGAGCTTTTGCTTGAAGAACTTGGCAGCGGCGGTAGCCTGATGCATCGTCGTAACGACGTTCAGGTTCTCCATGCCAGACACATAGGCCACGATATAGTTAGAGATTGCAGTCAGCAAGGTAGACTTGCCGAACTGGCGTGGGCCGATAATTACACACTCGCGGTGTACCGTCGCACGGGTGTTTTTGTCTACATACCCAAGAATCGTACGGGCAATCATCTCTTGGCCAGCGTTCATCGTCGGATGGATATACTGACGGGTATCGCGATCCTGCAACATCATGCAGTTCTCGAAGAAATATTTGAAACCGTCAAAATCACCCGTCAGCGCACGTCTTATCTGTTCCGGGGTAAGGGTCTCCTCTACCGGGTACTCATTCGTAACAAGCCTACCCATGGGCTACCCCTGCATTACGTTTTGGAGAACCTCTTTTTGCTCTCGCTCTATTCGTTCTTCTTCGGTCTCTTGCTGTGTAAAAATATCGTTCCCCTTCAGGGATGCATTTAGCTTAGCGACGCTTTCCGTGATGGCACGGACCATGTCGGCGTCCTTGCCATTCACGGCGTCTATTAATTCGTCTAGCTTATCTAGAAGGTGGACGTTTACGTCCTCGATTGAAGCGTGCTTTTTGATTTTAGCCTCGATGACCTCGGCTTCCATCACTAGTTCTCCGTTAGCTCTTTACGGCGCTCGCGCGATGCCTTCACGATGTCTTCCTCGATGAGAGGAAGCGCAAGGTGAAGCTCAGTGAAGAGCGGGCGAATCTTACGCTCGTGGTACGAGATGTCGCTAGGGTTAGTAGCCGTTTTGATGCCCTTCAGTTCGGCATCAAAAGCCTTGAGCACCTCTTTAAAATATTTCTCACGCTCCATGATTAGACCCCCGCGGAATCAGCAGAGTTCGTAGTGCTCGTTGCGCCTGCGCCAATCACATCGCCTTCCTTAGCGATAGTCTTCTTTGTTGCACGTGGGTTAGCACGACCGCCAGCTTCCTGGTCAATAACGGTAGTGATACCGCGAACCTCTTTCGGATTATACTCGTGCCCAGAAGTCTCTCTAAAGTTGTCGAGAATAGTCTTCTTCAAGAGCTCGACGTCGTAGCTAGAACGAAGCGTGACGGTCAAATTGCCCATAGGGACGAGCTCGCTTGGCTTACGACCTGGGAACTTCTTTAGCTTATCCATGTATTCGTCCTTAGTGATAAGGCGAACCTTAGGGATAACAAAGTTGTGGTTGAGTTCAACCCAATCAATCTTACGAGCCATTTTTTTGATATTGACCGTAGGCTCGTTAAAAGTGTTAGTCTTAATAATCTTTACGGCCTCGTCAACCGAGACGTAGCCCTTTGGTAGTTCTCTCTTGTCCATTTATGCCTCCTTATTTGGTACTATCATACAATAAAAGATTTTTTCATGCAAAGTAATTCAAAATCTGCTCAAGAGCGACGTTGTTTATAACGGCTTTCCCATTAGCCAGGTCCACCCATTTCATCGCTTCGTCATTATACCCGATAACGACTGCGTACTTTGAAGCGCCCTTGATGTGGTTGCGCAGCATACTTAGCTCTTCATGCTGCGGAAGAGTATTCAAAAAGCTGTTAGTCTTCTCCTTTCCTTTAGTTATTGGCGTGCTGAACGCCTCCTTGTAGTCATAACGATCCAGGCGCGTGCGGATTAAACTATCGGCGAACCCACACGTGCACGATACGCAAGCTATAGACATTAAGCAACTCTCTTTCCCGTTTTAAGGTCATAGTTTGATATTATGTTTCCATTATCGTCATAATCAATCAAATATGCAAATTGGCCATTCTTCTTAGCGATGGCTAACAGATAGCGGGAAAGATTAGTGTTCGGGTTTTGTTCGGCTAGATTCCTCACCGAGGACTCGCCTTTATAAATCTTCGGCAGCGGTTCATCTGGATGCATAATCTTGAAAGCCATTTCAGCTTTCTCTTTCATGCCAGAACAGATACATACTGCGATCACCCTCATACTACGTATCGTACCTCAAGCGCCTGCATTAGGCAATACAGTATCAACAATAAAGCGCCCCCCATAACAATGAGAGACGCTAAAATGCTCAGATTAGTTTTTTCATCAGGTGTAAGTTTACGTATTTTAAACTTTTTACACATTGACTATAACAAATTCCTTATCTCCGCCATAACTTCTTTCTCGTTTTCAGGATACAGGATATAAGCAAAGTAATTTCGGTCGTTGAGCTTTTTGTTCCACTCCTTCTGGAGCGGCTGAAATTTGGCAGTTTTACTTTTCTTGAACTCAATAAAGATGGTAAGTCCCTCCGGCAATAGGACAATAGTGTCGGGGAACCCCTTAACGGTGGTTGAGTCCTGCCTATATTGTAGCACGGTACAGCCCCACTTCTTCAATTGGGCGCATACCTTCTTCTTGAACTTGCCTTCAGGTGTCATTTGTCTCTTTCTCCTCCGACCGTTATATAGCCATCTTCTAGCTTTTCTAATTCAGACTTTTCTATATTCCATGCTAACCCAGGAGCTACGACAAGTCTAGACCTATCGAGCCTAGGGACAGTGTCCTTCAACTTCGCATGCACCCAGATAGCCTGGGCTGGGGTTATCGTGTCCGCCAAGTTCGCTAACGAGAGAATGTCCCTCGTAGTCGGCTCGATGACCTGGTGCCTGTTGTAGAGCACCATCTCGATCGGGTCATAATACAGGTGGATATTATTCTCGCGGCATCGAACAAACACATACCGGGCAAACCGGGTAGGGTTCTTGCGGATATCCTGCTCGACCCACATGCCGAGGTCATCAGTGTAATAGCCTTCTGGCGCCGGGTCGTTAGCCCCTTTGCGGATGATTTCTGCCTCATTCGCCTGTATGATCCTATCTGCTAAATTGTCCATGCCCTACCCCCAAAGCTCCTGGATGTCGCTTTCAATCTCCTCATCAGATGCAGTCTCTAGGACCGCCTGATTCTCGGCAGCATCTTTAAGCTCGTCTAGCATAGCGACCACACTTCTCTCGGCGCGCCCCTTAGCTGAATCGGTTGTCATGAGTTCGCTGACTGAGCGATACTTGAGCTGCTTGATGACTAAGTCCTCACGGAAGTAGTCGTTCCCCTCCCTGTCGCCAATCTTGTAGACTGAAATCCTTCTGTCGTCGAGAGTGAGGGAAGTCATCTTCGGCCCACGCATCTCGAGCGTGTGGCTGAACACCGAATACTCCTGCCAGCGCAAGTCGCGTTCGCGGCACCACATCTGGTAGTCGGCGTAAACGAGCTTTTTACTCTTGTACCCGTTGAACCAGGACTTGAACCTGTCGAGATAGAGAGAAATGTTGTCCACCTCTTCGGCGACTCTCTCCTGGTCATGCTTCATCTTATCGGAGAACTTTATCTCTCTGTCGCTGTAATAGTTCGCGATAGCAAGCACGACTCCTAGAAGATAAGAGAAGAAGTACGCAGTGTAAGTCTCAGTCGCGAAGTCCTTGCCATTGTTATCGTATTTACTCAAGTCGTTATTGAAGAACAGTGGCAGAGTACGATGCATACAGGCTGCTGCACCATTGCCCTTCCATTCAGGGAAGTGGTTCATCGGGAAGAAGCACATGAAATCAGAGTTCACCCACTGGCCGCTCTGTGCATAGAGGCGGCGGAGCTTTAGGGACTCGTGGGCGGCTATACTCTTAAAGTTGCCCTGGGCCTCTAGGAGGTCCTTGCCTCTGCCCTCGTCCTCTTCATCTGGTGCGTTCATCATCGTCGTCCAGAGGTCACCGTTCAAACCGTGATTGTTCAAGTCAGAGAGACGGACGCTAGAAGTGTTGTTGCGGCCGAATAGCACGTGCAGCATCTTCAAGAACGTTGACTTACCGTTGCGCTTCAAGCCAATCAGCACGAATGCTCCCTTCGGCTTGTGCTCCATAAAGTTAGTAGCGACCGCCTTCAAGAGGTCATTAAACGTCTCCTTCTCCTCGTTGGCCCAGGTCCAGAATGGTTTCAGATATGTCTGGTCTGCAGTGAAAAACTCGTCCCCGGCATCCACGTCGATGATACCGTTATGGGCCTGCAAGTGGGCGGATGTCTTCTTGTACATCTGCCTAATAATAGTCGGCACCATGTCAGAGAGCTCAACCTTAATCTCGTTCGTGCCACGCGAGTCAAACAGCTCACGCATGCACGCCTCAGTCGGGTCACTGGTCAATCTAGCGTCTCTGGTGTCCCAATACAAATCGTCCGCTAGTTGGATTAGGTTATTGTCAATGCTCTCCATTTCCTCCTCAACTCCCACTTTCATAGTCTCAACTGTTGCCTTAATCTTATCAGCTGGGGCCATATTATACAAATCCATATAAATGTGCTTCACTATTCTGTCTGCGTCTACAGGCAAGAGCTGCCTGAAGCTGCGAGCTGGGTGCTCATCCGTCGGCACCGGGCGGTAGTAAATCGTACCGTGCTCTCCTACCCCCTTGACCCGCACAAACTCATATCTCTTAAACGCCTCCCGCTTAATCGACTCTTGCAGATAGTCACTGTTAGAAAACCCCTTTACCTTCTCCTCAGGCACCTTCGGGGCGAGGGCCTGGCTCATAAACGCCTGGAATTGCTGCATCAGCTCAGGCGATATATTTTGTGGTGTCACCGCGCTCTCCATCGTGTGACTCTCCTTAGTTACCTAACTCTTCCCTGATAGACCGCACCTCTTGCAGCACGTGCGAGAGCAGCTCCCCTAATGATCGTGGGCTGTCCATCATATACACAGCCTTCGTCCACTTGGTCTTGTAGTCTGTCGGCTGCCAGCCATACTCATACTCGACCACCCAGGCCTCCCCCTCTTGGTGGACGTTAAAAATATTGATGTCGTCCTGCGCTAGCCGCGCAAGAATCTTAGAATTGTTGTCGGAACTATTGTCCATGCCGCGTTCTCCTAAAGTTAATTGTTATGCCCTTATTATACCAGACCCATCAGCTGCCTCGTCAACTCTTGACTTCGCCCCCCGAAATGTTGTCTCGCTCGCATAAAAATTTTTTATGCGCATAATTATGCGCGGCCCCCCTAAAAATTATGCATCAGGGGTCGCCCATGCCACACCACACATCTCTCCCCTGTCCACTGCTATGCAATAATATATGCGTGTCCGTAAATGCCCTAACAGGGGGCGCTCAGCGCCCGCGCCCAAAAATCGCGCATAATCGCGCATAATTTTGCATAAATGCGTTTTTAACAGGGGTGCTGCATAATTCTCACGCGCGCATAATTTTCTCCTCCCCCCCAAATTCTTATGCAATTTCCCTATTACAAAACAAAAAAAGATACTCCGCAACTGGAGTACCTTTTTCATTCTGCTTGGAGATAGAATATGATTGATATGTGTGTGTTTTATATGCGAGGTAACGGTGGTGTGTGCTCACCACTACCCCTAGTATAGCACAGTTTTCTCATCCGCGGAAAAAAATTTTTTTATTTTTTCAGATCGCCCCCTCGCCCCCGTATTTGCTGCTTATTGGTATCTGTATCTTTATAGGTTAGATGGCCAAGCCAGAGCCCAAAAATGTATCATGAGTAGATATTAGCAATAGGTTTTACCCCCAACACTCACCCCCATACCCACAGGGGGGTACTTATATACCGTATATGGGGGTCTCTCGGGTGTGTAAAATGCTAAACTGAAAATATTTTGACAAAATAGTATAAAAATATTTTAAAATGCATAACATTTTTGTATTTTTTGTAATAACTAACAGAAAAATGCATGTAATTTTTTAGAAAAAGTTTTCAAAGTGTAAAATTATGCATGTAATAACTTAAAACATTTTTATGCAGTCATGTAAAGAAAACAAAAACGCGCATATTTTACCCCGCTTTTTTACCTCAAAAATAGCTAATGTTGTAAAAATAACAACAGTTTTTTATTCTTTTTACCCCTGTTATACTCACAAAATAGCACAAAATTATAACATTATAGTAAAAAGTTATTGACAAAATAAACGCCGTGCTATATACTAAAGTTAAGCTAAATAAATAATTTAGCTAGAACATAACAAAATAGCTGAAGTGAAAACGCCTAGCTATAGGGGTATAACAGTATAGAGCCCCGTCGCATAACATGCTAGCATTATGGCGGTATATATCAGAGGTTATTTTGTGGGTACGCTCACGGCTAAGAGGGTAAAAAGGCTAACTATATACAATCTAACAGCACGTACTACAAAAAAGTAGGGGCGTGCAAGTGTGAAGACACTTAAAATACTAGACGTTTGATACAGTCTTGATGAAAGCTGAGAACTAAGACGCAAGTGGCAGACTTTTTGATGCCCCGCAATTTAACAACTCGGTTGCTATATCTTAAACTATGACGCCTCTAATCTCCGTCATAAGTAAGGTGTAGCATGTAATCTCGAGGGCGTAGAGTAAAGACCTTATAATGCGCCATAACATCTTATGACATCTGTAAAAGGTATCATAAGCGTTGAAAGCGATAGGAAAACCGCCTATAATCTGACTTGCGTATTTTCGGTCATGTGTAATAAAAACCATGACGTGTATAAGTGATGGCTCGGCTCTATCTCTGGCGATACAAGGGTATGATGACTACTGACAACAAGTCCGCAACAGGGGAGATACTTCTATCTTGATAGCTAAGTCTCCCCTGATTTTTTGTTAGCTCTGTTTTCACGTGAAAGGTAATGCGATAATTTTTCACGTGAAATAAAACTAATAAAGAAAGGGGTATATCATGCGCAAAATAACGCTGTATATCGGACTAAACGACAAGGACGCCAAGGCGCAACTTATAGGGACGCTTGAGGCGTACAGGGTAGTTAATAACATTTTAGCTACTGATAGTACTATAACAGAGTGTAGAGGGGTATATACTCATGAGGACGGTACTATCACAACAGAGAAGACGCTTGAGGTGGTGCTACTTGACTTTGACGGGACGCTTGACAAGAAGTGGGTAATCGGCAAAGCTAACAGGATTAAAGAGGCTCTTAACCAAGAGAGTGTAGCATACCAAGAAGAAGAAATTGTGAGTGAGCTAATCTAAAGGGAGAAGTAATATGGCGATTGTAAAAGTTAAAGGGGTAATAAAGTATAAGGTAAAGAAAAACCACCCTGATTTAGAGTATATCGACAAGGACGAGAGAGACAAGACGTTTGAGTTTTGTGATATCTATAAGATAGATACAGATAGTTTTTGGTGCAAGGACGCCATTGACAGCTATATAAAGCACGACCTAGCACTCGTGGCTGGTGGCGGGTATGCGACAGATACGATTAAAAACGTGAAGTATATCTTAACTTATGGCTGGGTAGAAAAGGAAGACTATGAAAATTAAGGTGTATAACAGTAGCGACAAGCTAGTTTTCGAGGGTAGTCTCGAGGATTTTAAGAAGTTTAATCGCAACGACAGCGACAGGGTAGTAATTGAAAGGTAAAAAGGTATTGACAAAGAAAGGTAAGTGTAGTAATATAAGGGTAGAGGGGAACTATAAAAAGTAATAAACGGAGAAGTTAATATGGCAAAGTTTGAAAAGTATAATTTTGAGGGGCTGGACTTCCTGTGTCGAGGCTGGGACACGTCTAGAGCATGGGGTCATGAGTGTTTTGTAATTGACGGCGCGCTTGAAGTAGCACGTGAGCGTGTGAGGTACTATAACAGGACGTGGGAAGCATATCGCTTCCAGAGCGTCATGCTAGGTGCACTTTATAACTATCGTGATGAAGAGCTGAAACGCTTTTTGAGATACGAGAAAATTAAGCGTGGTCTGATTTACTGCGACGAGGGTACTTATGAAGAGCATGAAAAACCATTTAAGCGTGGAGAAAAGAAAGCACTAATCGAGGCTTTTGATAAGAGTGAGTTAGGTAAAAAGATTGAAAAAATTAAAGAGCATATCAGAGAGGGAAAATAATATGAGTACGCCAAACTTTGGAACGCCAAACTTTGACTTGCCACTAATCTGTGGCGGTCTTGACTATGAAGAGAAAAAGAAACAGTACGAGGACGAGACGGGAGAAGAGTACAGCGAGGACGCTTTCTACAATGACACGTACTGGGAGGCTAAAGATATACAGGAAGAGCTGGAAGAGTTTAATAAAGGATTAAAGCACTTCGAGGTGGAGATTGAAGACGGGTACTATCAGGGGTATATGTTTAACGCCAAACAAACGGACGACTACTGGGACTACTACGATTTAGCTAGTATGACGGACGAGGACGCCGAGTACTACTACGGAGATACTAAAGCTAACGTGATAGCAGAGTACGAGGACGACATGAAGAAGATTAAGGACTATTTTTCGCAACTAAAGGAAAGGGGATTTTACGAACTCATAAGAACAGCAATTTTTAGCAACGGAGAAGCAATTTATAAGAGGGTAGCATAATGAAAGCAACTATAAGAGAAGCGTATTTTGACGGGGAGAAAGTCTATCAGGTGGTAGCTAATCCCGACACTATCGACGCCAGCATTGAATATACAAGTGGAGATATTGAATGCGCACGGAGATATTGCGAGAAGTATTTTAAAGACGAATGGAGAGAGGAATGAAGTATTTTACGGTAGAAAAAGAGGTCATGAGGGTCGCCCCTGTGCGCTTTGGCGTCAATTCGGACGGCAGTCAGAACTCTGACGAGTGGGAGACGGACGAGGTGCAAGAGCTGACGACTGGCTTTAGCGTATGGGAGTACGAGGAAGACGGCACGACTATCGGAGTGGAGTTTTACCCCGTGCAGACTAGCACTAGAGACTGGCGCAACAACGAGCTACAAGTCCTAGAGATAATTAAGTATGACTATCCAGCAGGGGAGTGGCAAAATAATGAGTGGTAAGAAATACAGAGTGGTCGAGGACTATCAAGGCGGTAGCTTTGGCATGGACAGAGACTTTACCGCCGAAGAGTGGCTTGAGCAAATGGCGGAATGGCAGGACGCTGACGGCTGTGATGATGAAGACATTAAAAACAGCGTGGCGTACTGGCAAAAGAAGATTGAGGACGGCGAAGAGCAGGATTTAATCGACTATATCGCAGAGGTATGGACTATAAGATTTGAAGAGGTAAAGGAGTAGGTATGAAGATTGAGGTTAAAGAAAAAGTATGGGTCGTCTATGAGAGATGGAACCTAGACATAATGGAGCATGACGTGCATGTTTTCGATACTAAAGAGAAAGCTACAGCGTACGCTGAAGAGCAGGCTGTGCAGACTCTAAAGTATATAACAAACGGCACGATTAAACGCTATGGGGACGAGAAGTGTTATAACTGCTGTGATATCTACATTGACGACGACGAGGGTAAAGCAGACGAGTGGTGGGAAGCATATATCAAAGTAAAGGAGATTGAATAAAATGAAATTGTATTACAAGAAAACGGACGGCGGAGCAGAGTATTATTGTCTGAACCATATCGGGGACGACGAGACTGGAGACATCACGACGGCAGTTTTGAGGACTGACGGAGACGAGCTTGAGGTCATGATTAAACGACTACATGACGCCGAGATTAAGGTAGTAATAAGTTAAGGAGAAGAATATGGAAGAACAGGTAGAAAAACTATTGCATAAAGCAATTTACGAGTGGGTCAAAGAGAACTTCGGACAGAGCGAGGCTGATGAACCGAGCTGGAATATCGAGGCACTAGCCAAGGCATTGTCTCACGGCATATTGAAGTACGACATCTATCGAGCAGTCGAGCGTGATTACTTGCGAGAGGATTGCAAAATGATAGCAGAGGAGTACAACATTGAATTGACGGACAAGGAAGTCGAGGTAGCGGTAGATGAGTTTGCAGACAGCGAGGCATATGCCGAGGCAAACACAGAAGACTGGCTATACTTTATACACAAAGTAAAAGGTGATTACGATAACTAGAAAGGAGAGGTATGAGCTATTGGGAGAACACGGCTACGGAGATTGACAAGATGACTGTCAAGGAGTGGCTAGACAAACTAACAGACGAGAACTTGCATAATGATAGGCTAGTCATTGAGGCAATCATTGACGGTCGTGAGACAATCATTGAGCGAGCTATGCTGATTAGGCATGCGCACTTGCTATATGGGCATATGCCACAAGAGCTGATACAGCTACGAGAGCAACTATATAAAGAAATGGAGAGTGAATAATGAGAAGCACGGTAAGAGTAGTCAGAACGCTACTGGGTCGAGAGGCAATAGTAGCTGACTGGAGATACAAGAAACAACCTGACAGCTATGAAGTATTAAACGAGTACAGCGGTATCGAGGCATGCGTCAGGCAGGCAACGTCGGACTATACCGACGAGGGGTATATGAGCGACGGCGAGTGGTTGGACTTCGTCATGGAGCTGTACGATAACGGAATAGCGTTTTTATAAGGAGAACGGCATGAAGATTACATTTAAGGACGGCAAAGTAGAGGACGGCGTCTATGGCGTGTATCTTGCTGGAGACAGGTGCTTTTTTGAAAAACCGAACGGCGAGCGCACGACATTTGACGTCGAGAATATTGAGGCAATCCGTGAGAACAGCTATGCAGAAGAAGACCTAGAGTGTGCGATTGAAGACCTCGCATGGTATATCAAGGAGCAGTTTGTTGATTGCCCTTTGATTTTCAGAAACACGGAATTGCAGAATAAACTATATAAGCAAGTAAAGGAGTACCGAGATGAGTGAATACGTGATTGCGGAAGTTAGGACTAAGCTAGTCGATAGAGACTTCGAGATTGAAGAACCGTATTATAAGGTATTCTTATATGAGGACGGCGGAGTGTGGTACGAGACAGAGTTTGAGACGCTAGAGAACGCCAGAAAATATGTAGAAGTGGCTGAACAACACCCAGACATGGCTACGCACGAACGCATAAAGATTGTAGAGAAAGGAGAATAATGAAACCTAAGGAGTACCTAAAAGAACTATCGGCCAAAATTGACGAGGCTAGTAGCGAGCATGATAAGGAAGTATATTCTGCTATGCTGTTTGCGGCTAACAAGATGTGGCACTTGATGAATGACAAGGACATAGCACGCCGTAAGGCTAACGCCGACAAGCTAAGGGAATACAATCGAGAATACATGCGACAGCGTAGAGCTAAGCTAAAAGAGGAGAATGAATAATGGAAAAGTACTATCAGTTTATTATTAGCGACATTGTGCTAAACGACGACGACACGGCAGAGGGCGGAACTTCGTACTATGGCGAGACGCTCGGGGATTTGATTGCGAGCGGTCAGGTGATTGGTAAAGACCTAGAGAGTATTAACAAAGAGCTAGCTGGGCTAGGCATAGCCCCAATCCGTTTAGACCAAGTCTATATCGAAGAGGCTATGGAGTCATAGGAGAGAAGTATGAAGATTGTAATGGACACAAAAGACCTGCGTGATTTGCTGAAGTATCGCAAGGAGTATGACTTCTGCAAAGTAGCAGACAGCGGAGACAACACCGACGGCGAGGGCGTCTGGCATTGTGACGTTTATTTTGGCGACGACCCACGAGCTGTAGCAGACGGCGACGGGGACGAAGTCTATAGTTTTGATAGCGTATATAACGTGCATTATTAAGGAGGAGTATGAAGATTAAGGTGCGAGAAAGCGACAAGATTGAAGACGCAATTGAGTCAATAGGGGCTAAGCACGGGCAAGCCCGAGTAATCGGGGCAGTCATGCGAGGCATAGCAGGAGACATTTTAAACGAAAGGGGTAGCGATACAATTCGCCTATGCGTGAATGGCGTGAAGTATGTGTTAGTATTAAATAAAGAATGACTAAACGCCTTCAGGCGGTCAGGCGTTAAAGAGCGTAGCGGTACATTATTCAGATGGCGTGCTGGTTCAAACATAAAAACTTTCCTTGTAAAGTAAATCTTTCATTAAACCTAACCAGCACAAAAAGTAGCAGTCCCCCGCTTCGCAATTTAGATATCTAGTAACCGAGTAAAAACCTACTCTTTTTTACACCCACGGGGGACAATATCTGACACCCCGATTGAGGTCACTCCACAGACACTCAATCGGGGACTAGGAAAGGAACTATAAATGGGATTATACAAATTTCAAGAAGAAGCAATTAGAGAACTGTTGAACGGCAAACATATTGCCGTGATGGCGACTGGGTCAGGGAAGACGGCAGTTAGTATGACGTGGGCGAAAGAGACCTGCGAGAGAACTGGCAAGAGCAAAGTCCTTGTTATTACGACGGCTTCTAAGTCACGTACTGGAGACTTCGAGTCTGACGCCGACACGTGGTGCGGAGAGGACTGGAGAAAATCACTATCATCTTTCGCCGTCGTCTCTTGGCACAAGTTCAGCCAATGGCTGGACTTACATTGGGGCGATATCAGCGAGTGGGTAGTAGTTTTTGACGAAATCGCAAAGGCTGGTGCTGGCGTAAGCTCACGCATGGGCAAAGCGTTTCTAACGCTCACGTCACGCAACAACGACTGGACTGGCTTCACGGCTACGCCAGGCGATACGTGGATTAAGTTTTACCCGTACTTTCAGGCATGTGGAAAAGTCAGGAATAAGACGCAGTTCTTAAATAACTACGCAAGGATACAGACGTTTAAGGGTTTCCCAGAAATCGTCGAGTATTACAACATTAGCCAGCTGAAGAGATACTGGCAAGAGATATCGACAGCTCCGAATACGAGCCAAATGATGAGAGAGCTGCCAAGTGAAACCCACAAGGTCATCACGTTTAAGAAACCGAAGATGTATGACAAGATACTCAAGGAGAGAGTGTCGCTCGAGGGCGAACTCCTCGACACGAGCGGTGCGTTATGTGCAGAGCTACGCAGACAATGCTTGACGCCCGAGAAAATCCAATGGCTGTCAGACTTTATTGAGAACGTTGGTAGTAGCGTAGTCATATTCTACAACTTCACGGCAACGGGAGACAGAATAGACGCAATAGCGAAGAAAGTCCTGCCAAAAGGTTCGAGAGTATGGAGAATTGACGGGAAACACCATGAAATTCCTAAAGAGCATACGATCGGAAAACACGACGTGGTGCTGTGCCAATGGCAGTCTGGGTCAGAGGCGTTGAACCTGCAGTTCATGAATTACTGGGTAAGCGCAGAGCTGTGTTATTCATACAGCACGGCAATCCAGGCGAGAGGGCGCATTAAGCGTATCGGCCAAAAGAAACCGATGTTCTACTACTATCTGCAGACGGAGAAGACGATAGAACAGGCAATCATGAAGTGTTTAAAGGGTAAAGGCGAGTTTGCAGACGATGTGTGGCTTGCCGAGCAAGGCGTGAATTTGACAAAGAAAGGAGAGAAGACTACTATAGAGGCATAGGGGGAACTATAAAATTTAACACAATTAGGGAGAAGAAGTATGCAAAACGATACTCGCAAGACGTTTGCAGTTTTGTCGGTCATTTTTGCCGTGCTAGCATGGTTTGTGCTAGGTATTATCCTAGCTCCGCTAGCAGTATTCTTTGGCATAATGGGCGAAGCCTGCAAAGAGCCTGGCTACAAAGCAGCCGCAATTGTCGGCATAGTAGCGGGCGCAATTGAATTTGGCGTTATGCTATTGGCATTCGCCGCAGCAACAGCAGTAATGTAAAACATAAGGAGAGAAAGGAATGCAGATTATAAAACAAGCGACTCCAACAGCACCAAAGCTCATGATTTATGGCTTACCTGGTGTTGGCAAGAGCACGCTTGCAGCTAAGCTAAGCAAGCCAATCTTTATCGATATCGAGGGCGGTTTGAACTACATGACCGTAGATCGTACCCCGACCCTTACGAGCTCGAAAGAGGCTATGGCTGTGCTTAACTTACTCGACGACAAAGCAAAAGCTGGTCAGCGTGAATACGATACTATTGTTATCGATAGCGTAGACTGGCTAGTGCGAAAGCTCGTAGAGCAAGCCGCAGGCATTAACAACAAAGAAAAGGACGGCTTACTGATGACCCTTAACCGCTCTAATGGCGGCTACGGCAACGGTAAGCAGGTGTTGGAGAATTATATCCGCACCGGTCTTTTGCCATTCTTAGTGCAGCTGAATAACAGGGGCTATGGCATTTGTCTCATCGCTCACGCAGACCGCAAGGTGCTGATGAACGCCGAGGGCAACGACGTAGAGCAAATCACGCCTAAGATTGACGTGAATACTATGAACGCATTTGTGGAATGGTGCGATAACATCTTTTACCTGAAGAAAGATATCGCAGGTGATCGCGTGCTCGTCCTAGAAAGCGACGACACGGCGCTGGCGAAAAATAGACTCGGTCTGACCGGCGAAGTAAAGCTGGAAGATGTTAATATCAACAAACTATTAATCGGTAAAAAGGAGAAATAATATGGGTCTCGATTGGGGCGAAATTGAAAAGAGCAATGCTAAGAAGTACAAGAACTACGCAACTCCTGGCATCTATAAGGTAAAATGCGTCGACGTAGAAATCCACGAAGTGGGCAAGAACGGCTCGATCGCACAGGACTTCATGTTCGAGGGGGAAGACTATAAGTTCCCTAAAGCAACGCATTGGCTAACGTTCAAAGAAGGCAAGGCTGGTTGGCGTCAGTACCACAACCGCCAGTTGATGGTGTTGTTCGGTCAGCCTAAAGAAACAGCCGAGAAAGTAATCGATAAGATTGAGGCTATGACTGACAAGAAGAAAATTTCCGAGGCATACGAGGCTGCCTATAAGCACGTCCTCAAGAATAACCCGGAAGTAGAGATTGAGGTCTACCCTGACGGCGAGTACACACGCTCCGAATTTACAGATAGAACTGTGGCAATGCCGCACACCAGCGCAAAGCCAGCCGCAGAAGACGACGTAGCTCCGACTGAAATCGAAGAAGATGGCGAGCTCGACTTGAGTTCATTGCCATTCTAATAAAAGCGAGCCCCGGCTTACAGGGGCAACTATAAGGACATAAGGAGAGAATATGGAAGATACGAAAGCGCTCGACCAGTTAATTGACGAGGCGATGGCGGAAGAAAAGAGCCTAGCCCTTAGGGCTGATGAACTTGCGCTCCAAAGCAAACAGTTCGCTGATTACCTAGCGCAGAAGAAACATAACGATGAGAAACTGGAAGTGCTGTGGTCGATGGTCAAAGATTATATGATCGAGAATGGGCTAGATGAGCACGAGAACGACTTTATCAAGCTGAAGCTCACCCCCAGCGGCAAATATCGCACAGAAGACATTGAGAGCGTTTCTGACGAGCTTTGCGACATAAAGAAGGTACTTAACAATAAAAAGGTAAAAGCCTACTACGAGCTCAATGGGGAGCTTCCAGAGGGGGTTGAGAGCACAGGGTATGTCCTGAGGAAGGAGGTAAAATAATGCTATATTTCGCATATTATGATGACGAAGACTGCATCCAAGATTACATGCTTTGCGATGCGAACAATGAAAAGGATGCGATTCAAAAATTTATAGAAGGGCGCTTCTCTGGCATCACTATATGCCACCCTGAGCGCCTAAAAGCGAGGAGAGTCAACAGACCCGTAGAAGATATTAAAGATACTGTCAAACTGTCGGACCACGAGCGAGATTACTTAGCAGATAAAACCTTCTGGGACTGGAAGAGAGCAGAGATAGATGTAATGTCTATTCCACTGCTTTTTAAAGACAATAAGAAGGCAGCTAAGAAAATCCGTGAGGTAGAAAAATTTTATAAAGACCTATATAAGAGATTGAGCTTGGAGGGAGAATAAATGAAATTACGCAATAAAAAGACAGGCGAGATAAGGGAGTTCAACGAGATATTCTTGACAAAGATAGTAAAGGAAACTAATACAGCGACAAGCGAGTATATAGAAAGAAGCTATTCAACTATCGCCAAACTCAACGAGGAGTGGGAGGACTACAAGCCAGCCGAGCCACTCATCAAGGACGAGAAAATTCGTAAGGCTGTTAGAGCGTGGGCAGATGGGAACAACATCGAGAGCGTTCACTATGACGCATTCTGGAAAGGGTTCAGACGGGGAAACTCTTCAATCACGGTATGGGAGGAATTGCCACTCGAAGACAATAAGGTCTATACCATCGCAGAACTATGCGGAGAGGAGGAAGAATGAGAAATAGACCATACGACGAGGTGAAGGGCGATTTCATTTTTGGCCTGACCGTTTTTATAACTTTTATGATTGTAATAATGATGGCGATGTATTAAGGAGATTAGAAGATGAGTAGTTTAGAAGACGAGATGATTGAGCTGGAGGTCCGCGACTCTTGGTGGGAGCAGGGCGAGGCAGTAATGAGGGAGATGTGCGAGGACGACGATGCTGAATAAAAATTCTACGATAACTCGTGTAACAAAATGAAAGGGAATGATGGAGAGGAAGGATTACAAAGTAGAGAAGATTAAGCAGTGGACATGCCCAGAGGGGACAGGGGCCCCACTCATCACTATGCCGAACGTCCCGCGCCCATTGCACGGGCTGCCGCCACGTAAGCTGATGGGCGACACAACATGGAACCGTGTCCGTAAGCGCTGTTATTATGACGCGGGGTATAAGTGCGAGATTTGCGGCGAAGAACCGCCAAAAGGGCAACTCCATGCGCATGAGCTATATACGTATGATTTTGCAGAGGGCACCGGCACCTTTGAGCGCTGCATCGCAGTGTGTAAGAAGTGCCACGACTTTATCCACAGCGGTCGCTTAGTGACTATGTTCAAAAACGGCAACATGCTGTACCCAAAGAGCTATCTGCTAACGGTGGTAGAAAAGGGCTTCAAGATTATCAGCGAGTACAATGCCGAGCACCGTAATATGAGGCCGCTAAAGGCTTACGTCACAATCTTGGACTATCTAAAGGTCCCAGAGCTGCACGACGACATAGACGCCCTAATCAAGAAGTACGATATCTTGTTTTATTCGGAGCCGAATCATATTGCAAAGTGGGAGAAGTGGCGCCTGGTTTGGAACGGTAGAGAATATTACACTCCATACAAGAGCCAGACCGACTGGGAAGAGGCAATGCAGAAAGCGAGCAAAACAGACGTTATGAGGGCAGTCAAGGACCCCTTTAGCGAGGGCATTTTTGGAGAGATAAAGAAAAAACTTGACAAATCAAATCCCTTGTGCTAACATGAAAGTGCAGGGGGGAACTATAAAATTAACAATCATAAACTAAGGAGAAGTTATGAGCAAAATCAAAGATTTGTACGCAGCGGTCGAGCAGATTGACGACCTTGCGCCAACCGAAACGGATTATGAATTGGCCCACATGGCCTATGAGGTCCGCAAGGAGACCATCATCAATAAGCTAGAGATGCTTATTCAAGATACGCAATACAAAGTCTATAAGGACACGCTAAGAGAAGTCATCGACTTCATCAGAGAGAAAGAGGTATAACATGGAAGACGATCCACGCCGCTTCCTAGACTACGACGAGCCAACCGAAGAGGAATTGGCCGCTAAAGAGGCTAGTGACGAGGCATATGATAATCTGATTAGCTACGAACGATTAACTGGGACGATGTCGTAGGTCGAGCGATATCAAAGTGTTTTAAAGAAGGAGGTATAAATATGGCAAGACCGAAAAAAGGCGAACCTGGATACGAGGAAGCCAACGCTAGATGGCGTCAGACAATGAAAGAAAAATATGGGAGCGCTACCGAGCATATGGCTAGAATCGGCGCTATCGGTGGCAAGAATGGCCACACTGGGGGATTCGCAAGCAGCATCGTGGGGAAAGATGGCTTGACTGGCAAACAGCGCGCACGCGTTGCTGGCGCCGTCGGTGGCAAGAAAAGCACCAGAGCGGGTATCCCGAACAGGAAAGGCGTAGTCCCTCACATTACCGAGGAAGAGGTACAAGAGGTTAAGAACAAGGGTTGGACATGGGGTTTCTCAAGAAAAAGAAAATAGCAGATAAAGTTGAGTCCAGGTTCCAACAGGCTATTAGCCTTGTAAAAGACCTAGACAAGAGAGAGTTCAAACGCATGATGGACGGCATTGAACTTGCATGGGAAGCGTATGACAAAATACGCAGAGTCCAGACAGTCGACGAAAAGGAGACCGCTGACATCGCCAGCACCGAGAAAGAGCTGGATTATATTGAGATGAAAGACTAGGAGGAAAAATGTTTTTCAAAAAGGATTTGATTGAGCGTGTTAATTGCATGGAAGCTAGGTTAGACGACATGCGCTATGAGCTCAATCTAGCAAGTAAGAAGATTTACGAGCTTGAGCGTGCTCGTCTGAAAAAGGAAATCAAAGAGACGACAGGGTACAAGCCAAAACGCGGCGCTGGTCGCCCTAAAAAGGTAGAGGAGCCAGTTAAGCGCAAGCCAGGTCGTCCACGCAAAGACGGCAAATAAGGCATAAAAAATAGAGGCGGAGTTGAGAGCCGCCCCTATTTTTTTATTGCTTGCCAATCTTTCGCATGTTCATCCACTTATCTTGGTAACGTATTGCTGGCGGATCACCGGCAGCGGAGAGACCATTAATAGTGCGCATTTCTCTCCAGGTGCCGCCGCTAGTCAGGATGTGGCTTTCGCCGCCAGAACGGTTGTGAGATTGCCATACGGCGCTGCCGTCTAGGATAGCGCCAGGGCGGTAATCAGGCGGGTTAGGGTTCTTGATAAGGATACCGACGTAAAACTCATCTGGTGGGTTAGAGGAGCTCGTGTTGTCGTTCTTGAACAGAATTGCCGCTGGCCCCTCTGGTTGCGGGTTCAAACTAGGCGGGACAGTGACGGTGAATGAGCTAGGGATATTAAGATTATACGTGCCAGAGCTATCGGTCGCCACTGTCTGCGAGAAGGTCTGCGTGCCATTGAACTTCGTCGTGATAAGCTGGTTCTGCGAGCTGCCTACGCCAGTAGCGGTCCTCGTGAGGGTGCCACCAGAGATGTCGCCAGTCACAGTAACGGAGTTATCGTCGTTTAGTGTCCACTGAACATTCGTGTAAGCGATAGAGAGGGAGCAATGCGCGGCGACGCCGGAAGCATCCGTCGGGAAGTCGTCATAAGTGGCAGTAACGCTGCCGCCACTCGAGGTGACGTGCAGGTTATAGCCAGGGGAAATGACCTTTACATCGTATGTAATAATTGGGGCTTCTGCCATTTTACCTCCTATGCGACGTTAGGGTATTCATCTACTGCTGCATCGAGCTGGCTGCGCTCAGCATCTTTAACTGGGCTCATGTTGGAAACGCCGCGCGCTGGCTTGACGATGACCTGGAGTGCGTTCAAGCGAGAAGCATTGTGTGGGATTACATCAATCTGGGAGGCGATATCGTCAGGGACTTTCTTACCATCGTAAGTGGCGTTCGTATAATAAGCCGCGTGAGAGTCCTTAGAGCGGAGACGGAACTCATGGTGGAGGTACGCATCTTTGCCCTTAGGGACAATGAATGTGATGGAGCCGCGCAGGGATTTGGAGCCCCAAGGGATCATGACTACATCATTATTATCACGGGTAGAGCTATCGTCCTGAAGAATAGAGGACATCATAGACACGTTGATCGAAGTGCCTTCTACAACAGGGACCATTAGCGAGCGGAAGTTGACATTCTCACAGAGATGGGATTTGATAACCTGGATGCCGTAGTTGATGGTGACTTCTAGGTCGTACTTGCCGAACCATTGTGAAGCGTTCTGCGCAAGATATAGGTTGATAGTATCGTTGTAACAGCCATAGTACCATGGGAAGTCTGGGTCATCAGGGACAGAGTCGCGCGTGTAGTTAATGATTGCGCTACCGTCTGGGATAGCTGGGATGCGGCATTCCTTGATGCAGCCACAGTCATCCTTGATAAGCACGCGGTAGTAGCCGTCGGCGTCTAGCTCGACTTCGCAGTCGCCCGCATCAGGGATATGGTAGTTGCGCCACATAGCTGGCTTAGGTTTACAACCGTCGCCACAATCAGTACAGCCTGGGTCATACACTAAGAGGTCGCACGAGTTAGCATCTGGGGCTTCTACGTCGCGAAGGTCGTCGAGGTTGATTAGGCTGCCCATTTGGCTGCCGGTGATCACGTTCTGGCCGCATTCGCCGTTGTAGATGAGGCTAGCGGTAGAGAAATCCGACGATAGGTTGGTGCATGTTTCTGAAATTTTAGGTATCTTAACTCTGTGGAGCTGTCCGCAGTAGTTAAAAAGCCATGTTGAAGCATCAAATGGATCAGGCTGAATGCTGAACCCGCATGTGTAGCGAGCCGGCTCACATTTGTTGCATCCGCATGGGTTATTATTACAATTGCAATTGCTCATACCTAAATTATAACTGGTACGGAGACACTAAGAATAAAACTTAGTTCGCAAGAGAGTTCAGTTTGTCTATCACCTCGTTAATGATCTCGCAGACCTGATCAGGTTGGTCGCGAAGCATAACAGGGGTGATTCTTGGGATCAATTGTTTCATAATTCCATTATATCAAAATTATCTTTTACAACATTATCTGTTATAAAATAAAGGTATGATAAACCAGGAAGTTGACCCCTTCATTAATGCATATCGCGACACCATCGATCGGCAGAAGGATTTGGCATTGCAGAACCTCGACGCTCAGAGGCGTAATGATTTTCAGACCATTATGGGCAACGCCAACACGGCTGGCATGATGTACTCTAATTTTCCACAACGTTCTAAGATCCAGTACGACACCCAGACGTATTTGCCAAATCAGGTGAAGATTCAGAATACCTACCAGACGGGGTTGCAGAAACTACGCCAGAACATCATCAATACCTCAAACCAGCTCAAGACAATCAATGACGCCATCGCTGAATTGAACGCCGGTTAGTTTTATGCTATATTGAGAGCATATTAAGGAGGTCTATTATGGACGTAGCTAAACAAGCTAACCAGATTGTAAAGAAAGTACTAGAAAAACTCACGGACGAGAAAGACATCGCCCGCTTTAAAGATGTCCCAGAAATCTTCAATAACGCGTCAGGCATGGTCAATGGCAACGCGATGAACGAAGCCCTTTTAAAGGGATGGATGGTTTCACAGGCGAATAACGCCGTATTCCTTCTGTGGCGCCGCGGCATCCTCACCGAGGATATTGAGAAAGAATACCGCGCGCTCCCTTCGACGGAAGAGGCAGTCAAGGATTACGATGACCTACAGGAAAAAGACAAGGCTGTCGCCGATGAGCTCGAAGCAAAACGCAAAGAGTACATGGATGGTCAGCACGTTCTTGATATCTTCAAAGCTGTACTGAATGGCGTCCCTAAAGAGAAAGCTGAGGCGCAGTACGAAGAGTACAGGCAGAAGCTAGCTCGCTCAATGGGAGCCTAGCATGGGAAGACTCTGGACGCTAGACTCGGACGGCAAACGCAAGCGCACCGCCGCAGGCGTTGCTCACGAGTACGACAAGTTCCAGAGTTCCGAGAAGGCTAAGAAAGACCGGGCGGCGCGCAACAGCGCTCGTCGCTCGGCCATTCGATCAGGGAAAGTTAAGGTGGGAGACAATAAAGAAATCGACCATAAAAACAGTTCCCCAACAGATAATCGACAAAGTAATTTGAGAGTGGTATCTAGGACGACTAACCGCTCGAAGAAAGAAAATTCCCGTAGGAGAGGGAGCAGGAGAAGTAGAAGCTCATGGGGTTTATAGACGAAAAAAGGATTATACTTGACCGACCATACGACGACCCATATCGCGTATTGGCGGCTCGCATTGTGGCTTATTGGCCACCGTCGACAGTCAGAAGAGTTTTAACTAATAATAGTTTTGTAAAGAGTGTTATCAACAACGAAGCCCGTTTACTTGATATAAGTGGGGCTTTTTTAGACTGCATCGACCAAGAAATCATAACTAACGACCATCTAAGGAAGAAAAACTTTTACCTAAAAAAGCTCGGCGAGTACTACTACACCGAGCTTGATTTGCCGAGACTACGCTCCGAGATTCGCAGATTTGCTGACGAACTCGGTGTCAGGGTCGACTGATTTTATAGGTAATTATGCGGCTGAACTTCCGCCTCCATGCTGACTAAGTTGGCTTGGGAGCGGAATGTTTTTGTCTTCACGCGAATTTGCACAGCCGAGCACTCTAGTCTGAAACCGATTATCGACATGCGATAGATAGCGTTCTCTTCGTAAACATCCTCAAATGGGAAGGCCGCCTCGGCTGGCTCTTGGACAGTAATAGTGTCCCAGGCTGGCTGGCGGTACCACCTATCTTTGCCACGGTATTGCGTGAGCTCCTGCTTATCGGCGTTGACGGAGATATACCACCATCTGTTAGCGTTGCTGATGATCTTAGCGTGGACGCGCTTTAGAATGATGTCGGCCGCATTGCCAGGGAGCGACAAATACTTGGAGTCACGCCTGAAGACGATTGGGGTATCGAGACGAGCCCAGGTATCCTCTGCATATAGACGCATAATGCATGGGTAGTCAGGATGAATACCAATAAGGTCTTCTGTCTCGTCATAGCGGGCGTCGCAGAATGGGACATCTACGTCCTGGAACCATGGGTATTGCTGGTAGTTCATCTGCATATCCCAGATAAGGCACTTTGCCTTGCCGTCGTAGCTATCGGTATAGTTGAAGTAGAGCTTATTGGCATAGCCCCAAATCTTACGAGGTTTCGTCATATCCACGCGGTCATAGTGGCTATCTACTGTTGTAGGGAGCTTGCTCCAGACTGCACCAGAGTAGCGACGGATACCTTCCTTTTGGTCGTACGAGTAAAGGACGCCCTTATAGTTGCAGATGTCGCCTTGAGCCTGCACTCCAGCGGAGTCAACATAGGTTGAAACCTGCGTTGGGATAGTCGTCTCGAGGCTCCCGGACCTGCCAGAGTAAGTGCGGAAGATAGAGTAGAAAGTCTTACCGATAAACATAATTTCGTCAGTAGCGTATTCTACCATTGCTACGATAGGGGTGAGAGAGGTATCGTAAGGGCTGCGGTTAGGGGTGTAGAAACGGTACGGGAACTGGGTAAAGTCTGGGCCGTCTTCTTCGATGGACGAACACTGGACGAGGTTGGGGTCGTTGCGGAAGCCTGCTAGATACAGGCGGTTGTTATGGAACATAATCAGGCTAGCTGCAATCACTGGGCGCGCGTCTACATACTCAATGCTCTCGATAGTCTTAGTACCACCTGAAGAGACGGTGTAGGCAATATTGATATGCGCGCCTTCGGAAGCGGAGCCGCCGATTAAGGTGATGCCGTACGTGGAAAGCGAAATTGGGGAGCTGTTGTACGTCCACTGGCCACTAGAGTACTCGAATACATAATAGCCGGACGCTCCGCCTAAGTCAGAGTTGTAGAAAGTCTCATCGTCGATCTTAGCCGTAACGTTATCTGCAGAGCCAGAGTTGAACGCTTGGCTTACCCACTCGCCAATCTTGAAACGTTGAAGTGGAGAGTACCCATCTACGTAATACACCCAAGTAACTTTGTCGGTGTCGGTAGCCTGAGCAATGTTTAACTGTTCAACGCGCCCATCGACCTTAATATCAGTGTTCTCAATGAGCTTGTTCATCTCCTTATCGTAAATGAGAACCTCGGCGCCAGAACCATTCTTCACGCAGAAGATATCGTAGCGATACCCGTTGAGAGACACGCTTGCGCCGGTCTTCATGTTATCAATACGGTCAACCGGGACGGACTTATAGTCGGAATAGATGAGTCCGATTAGAGGGCGGTTAGGGAACTTCTCATAAGTATATTCCTCGGTTACCATAACGCTCTTATCCTGGAGCTCATAAATACAAGCCTCATGGTTACCTAGGCCAGTAGCAGCGATTTCGATCTTACGACCAGTGTTGAACGGGTTGTTAGTGCGCTCCTGGCTGACTTCGTCCCAAATCTCCATGCGGACATAGAGCTTCTTTCTAGGATTAGCCATCTGCGGGACTACGGTGTTAGAGAAGAGCTTATAATGCTCAAACCTATCTGGAGAAACCTTGCAGAGGTCGATAGAGGTCTCGTAAATAGGGAGACCATCCTTCTCCGTGGAGAAGTAGATAGAAAGGATTCCAGTGCATTCACCCGTATTTTTGAGAGTGATAGTATTCCCCACCACTTTCTTCTCATATGGCAATTCAAACTTTATTTGTTTGCCCTGCCACAACTCAATCGTCGTTTGGATGTCGTCGTCAGAGAAATCACTATCATCACTCACGTACGGCGCAGGGGCTAATAGGTAGGCGTTCCCCTGAACCGACGCCGAGTTCGCGCGCTGGGTTATCAAGTTGTCAGAGTTGTAGCGACCGTTAATATAGTACGGGCTCGAGTAAATCGACGAGTTGATATCATCCGAGGTCGTGTCCAAACCAAAGTTTTGGCTTAGCACGAAGCCATCGTGGATGCGACGGCTAGTGCGCGTCTGCGTGTCTGTCCTTGCATAGTTGCCAGGATAACTACGGTTGTTTGCGTAATAGACTGGCACGCGGCCATGTGGGTGCGGATTATTTTGCCAGCGTGTGCTCATTTACTGTTCTCCTAAGATTACACTTTCCTCGTTGCCCCAGCGGCGATTGAGAGCCTGGATAGCTTCAACAACCTTCTTATTATCAAGATAAGAACTAATATCCGCAGCAAAGGCGAAGTCGTCGGCTTCATGGTACCAAACAATGCGCATCACATCTAGGATGAGGTTTTCGGCAATGGCCGAAACATCTAGCTTGATATCGTCGTTGATTGTCTTGACCTGTGCAGGAATGCCGTAAGCAATGTAATCGACCATGATAGGGACATCGGATGGGCGGTCTAAGACTAGCCAGATATGGTCGCCTTCTTGTTCGATGGTGTATTCGCATGGCTTGCCGGCTTGTTTGAGCTCGATTATGCCATTTGTCGTGTAAAATTCGATGTTGTCACGGTTACAAAGTTGCAAGCGGCATGGCTCGCCGCCAGTGGTAGTGACGAAGTTAAGCACTGGGATATCCAAGATGCGGCGGAACTCCCCATCGCCGTTTAAATCCCAACGCCAGTGCCCTTTAGCGTCTAGCTGGAATGTCATGTGCTTAGAGAAGATTTTCTCTAGTTTCGGAACGCGTGGGAGTTCATTAAAAGCCCAGTTGAGCGCGTTCACAACAAACTCATCTGGGACATCGATTGTCCCGTCGCCGATTAGAGAGCGGAACTTCTTGCTAATGTCAGAGACTTTGTACTTCATGCTTCTATTATAAACTAGCCCTAGAAGAGGTATCAAAAAACCACCGTAGTGACCGGGAAGCCACAGTCTATCTACGGCGGTCTTAACTGAGTATAACACTATTTAATCTTTTTGCCCCGTCTAGCCTGGGAAGCTCGGATTGCAATGCCCTGCTTAATAGCTTTAGCTTTGCTCTTGTAGACCTTACCAGTTGGGCCGTATTTATAGCCAGATTTTGTGCGGATAATAGGCATACACCTCCTTAGGTTAGCGTGATTTGGAATGCGCTCACAGCAAACGAGCCAGTCGAGTTATTCGTCGTGCCCCAGCCAGTAGAATGTGTAAAACATACCGTGATGCTGTTAGTCTCTGGGTGCACGGACGTACGGATATTCGAGCACAGCGGCACGATATCGGCATTGTTATTCATGCCGGTGATGTAGTTGCCCTGCACGCGCGCCCATCCATACATATTATTGATAGTTGCAGTCGTGATATTATCCAACCTCTTCTGAACTGGGATTGTAATGAGGAACGACTTGTTAGCGCCAGTAAGGAAGCCGCTAAAGATACACTGGTCGCCATCTTGCACAAATGTGTTAGAGTTCGTAATCGTGTCATTGGCTTTGTAGTAAAGCTCGTCAATGAATGCCGACGCTAGCTTAGCCTTCGTCACATTACCGTCTGCGATCTTGGCCGTAGTGACTGCGCCATCGTCTATCTTGGCAGTCGTGACTGCGCTCGAAGCGATATCAGAGGTCTGCACGTCGCCCTTATCGATTTTGTTACTCACAGACGCCGTGGTAGCCTTAGAGCTAAGAGCGGTCTCGACATCTCCGCCACCAGTTACATACACAGCGCTAGCGAGCGTCTCTGGGTAGGTGATATCGCCGTTGTCTTCCTTTAATGTTTTTATATAGGTTGCCATTTGCTCTCCTTTTATTCAGTATATATTAATTTTGTAATTCCATTAACAGAACCATAAATTTTACGCAGCTTATGAGTCTTAGTATCGACGTGAGGGGCAAAATCCTTTGCGCACGAACCTTCTCTGAGATGGAACCTGAAGCAGGAATCAATGGCAGAGCCATTGGTGTAATAGATGTCATACTTATTCACCGCTGCCTGATTTGCGCTAGTCACTTTGAATGTGCGAGCAACGATAGCGCTGGTAAGCGTTAAAATACTGCCGACATCGCTCGTGCCGTTCTTGATAGCGGTGTTGCTTATGCCATGAACCCTTCCCTCATAGTACATAGTCACTGTCTTGCCAATCATATTCGATGGGATAGTGTAGTTCATCGAAATGTGACCGTTGGCGGTCGCCGTGCCAGTAATAGTAACCCAGCCATCCTCAGAAGTCGTGTACTCGAGGCCATGCTGTGAGCCGCTACCGATGGCAGAGGTATCGATTAGCTCGTCTCCAGTCAATTCATTCATGCCAGCAGCTATCTGGATATTTGATGTCTTATCCACCTGCGTCCCGGATGTAGTGTTCAAGTACAGCTGGACGCCGTAGCAGGTATAATCCTGGTCTTTGAAACATATAGCGGCGGCCGAAGCGTCATTGCCTAAGGTCATGCCTATATATTGAGATAAGCCACTATTGTAGTAAAACCTCGAATACAGCTTTGCTGCACTGTCAAAAGTGGTAGACGTAGACAGCGTGATAATTGTCCCAGGGGGCAACGGGGCGATAGAAATACTAGGTGATAATGACGGCCACGATCCAGATGCCTGTCCGCTTATCGCGAAGTTGCTGTTTGTGACAGTAGTCGTAATTGCACCGCCAGTATGCGTTGGGTAGTCTGGGATAAGATTTGCTAAATTAGCCTTCAGCTCGACCTTAGAAAATGTGGTAGAGACGCCCTGCGCGGCGCTAGCAATATTCGAGTAGAGCAGTACAGCTAGCTTGCCCGCGCCAGACGGTTTCGCCGGGACAGTGCCACTGACAGAATATGAACCAGAGTTTTCGATAATCTCAATGCTGTCGACTGGGCCAGACAAGAGGCCGGTGTTAGCGCTGTTTAGCCACCAAAGGCGTGCGCCGCTCGTGAATGAGCCACTCGTGGTGAAGTCCGCACTTAAAGTGACCTGTTTGCCAACGAGCTCGTCAGTGGTGTCAACCGGGAATGCGAGCCATATATACCCGCTAGAGCCAGAAGATGTCTTAGTCAGTGTAATGTCATTAGCTGTCCTCGTTGGGACGACGTAAGAGCTCCTATCCACATAGTGGAGAGGGTCAAAATAGTTGCCGAACGTGCCGTAGACTGGGTCTAGCAGCTTAGCGCGCCCATCTACAGAGCCATAGAAGCGAATAGGGGCATTGGTGTTGCTCAGGACAGTTGATTCTACGTCTGAGCCCATGCCATGATAGCTCATCCAGCTCTCTACGGTCGCAGAGGAGCCGGCTGGGACAGTCACATTGAATGTCGTGCTGGCATTGAGCGCAGTAACGACGTTATCGATCACATATGTCCATGCGCCGCCGTCGATGTTATAACGGACAGTCCTCGTAAGGTTAGCTGAGTCATAGGTCGTATGGTTATTCTGCAAGTCGCCCGTCACGGCTACTGGGAAAGTCTTCGCGCCAGTCGTGCCAGGGTCAGTGTAGGTGATAATAGGACGTGATGGCGGAAGGTAGTGTAGGGTATCCACCATCGTGTACACTTCGCCCATAGAGTTGTCTGCATACACACCTAGCTTGTAATGGAGCAAACCCTTAATCTCAATCGGCGTAAAGCTGGCCACAGATGCACTAGCCGTGGTCGCTACGAACTGGTAGCTCAAATCCTGCGTGCTGTCGTGGAAGTATTCATAGCGTCCCACGCTAGCCCATGCATGGACACTATCGATGGCGCCGTTTGATGAACCAGTGAACACCGCGCCGTGGTTTCGAATGTTCATGCCGCCAGTGCTGGTCACGCCAGCGGTGAATGTGATCGAGTTCCAAGTGCTGGAGTCATAGGTTGCGAATGGGCCGCTCGGAGCAGTACCTTTAGCAGGGAGATAGCCAGATATCGTATAGCTCTTAGTGCCGCCGGTCCAAGGGCACGACCAAGAACCGTTGATAGTGCGCCCACTAGAAGAAAGGTTGCCCGACCAGACAACGACGTTGTTCTGGGTGACGCCAGTCTTTTGCCCTTGGTTGTTCCCATCCACCGTGACGTTATCGAAGCGGACGTTAAACGAATAGCCAGACCTGGCTCCAGTGATGAGCCTAACGGCCCATGTAGAGCCGCTAGACGCATTGTCATACTGGAGATAGACATAGCCGACGAGTGTGTTGCTAGGGTTTATTAAGTTGGTGGTGCCGATAGTCGTCCAGGCCATTACTGATAGACTCCGAGTAGCGTGTTAGCTGCTAGCGGTGAGCCCTCGCCAGGGTCAACCGTTGTGAGTTGTAGCTGCAGGAACTCGCCAGCAGCGGTCTTATCAAACGTAATGGAGTTATTGGTAATGTTGGAGCCGGATAGCGTCTGGCCAGGAGTGACGGCGGAGACTGGGTCTTCAGAGTGGACATAGCCTTCGGCAGTGATAACGTTGCTCGTAATGTCAATGTGGTCGCCAGCCGTGTATGTTGCTTGGGTCACCGTAGCGTAGTCAGACGCATCGGTGAGCTCAGCTACCGTAGTCGGAACGGTGATGTTAGCCGTAGCATTCGTGGATTGGTTGGCGGTGAAAGTCTGGACATCCGTCCCATTTTTTTGGATCGTTAGGGTAGCGTTATTTACGGTTGGGATAGCCGGTTTATTAAGAAGGTCGCCGTAGTCGCCGCTCGTCGCTACTGTTGCTAGTTCATCGGCCTCAACGTAGGTAGAGGTATTGTCAGCGCCGTCGTTGATAAGGTCGCTGGTCTTCGTTGGAATGTCAGATACTTCTGCGATGGTTGTGGTATCGACTGCGATAGTGTTGCTAGTGATGCTGATACCCGTGCCAGCCGAGTAGCTGGTGCCAGGTGGAGTGCCCCAAGTCCCATCGCCCTTCAAGAATTTATCTGGGTCAGAGGTGGTAGGAGCAGGGACTAAGCCATGTGCGCCGGCCACGCCGCTGGTTGCGCCAGTAAAGTCAGAGTATGTTGTATCAGTTGCAGAGAGCACGCCGGTGCCGGAATCAATCGTAAGGTTGTTGCCGACCTTGATGCCGCCGAGTGTCGTGTCGGACGCAATTGGGAGCGAGTAGATAGAGACCGTCTTCCAGGTGCCGTCGCCAGCGAGGAACTTGGTGTTATCGCCAGCAGCAGGTGCAGGGACGATGCCGGACGTGCCAGCTGTGCCCGCATCGGCGCCAGTAAATACGCCAGGGATGTCAGAAGTGAGAGCGATAGTGCCAGTAGCGCTTGGGAGAGTGAGCGTGTAGCTGCCAGTGTAGATATTGCCGGACATGTATAGATTGCGCCACTTGTTACTACTTGCGCCAAGGTCCATGGTAGTCTTGTTGTTGGCTGGTCTCAAGGTGCTGGTGCCTAGGGCGATAGTCCCGTCGTTCGCCGTCCACCCGCCGCTAGAGAGAGCTAAAGTTGTGCCATTCGTGCCGATGTGTGGGAAGTTATTGCCGCCACTAATCTTTACCTGTTTGAAGGTCGGGGCCGTATCGGTAGCACTCGTATCAGAAACCTTGACATCGGCCCAGTAATAGTCTGTTGGGTCAGGAGAAGCTACGCTGATTCTGCCGGTCTCATCTACGTCGATGCCGTCACCAATCACGACCGTACCGAGTCTGCTGGTTGTAGCGACCGGGAGAGTGTCAACCGGGACGCAGATGCTCAGGATAGCTTGTTCATTGCCGGTTGCGAACGTAGACGCAATATTCGTTTGCGGGTTATAGGCATAACCTCTAGCTAATGCTTCTAGCTGGCTGACCAGCGTAGAATTAGTAATCTCGGTGTCTGTCGGCGTAGCGAGATGATAGTATACATCTAATGGGTTAGCATTCAACCATGCTTCAACGGATGCGTTAGTCGTGCCGATCGTAGTCTTCAGCGCGCGGAACACTAAGCCGTTTCTCGATAAATCGGAACCAATATCCAGATAGAAGCCGACTACGTCAGAACTCCACATTGAATAGTACGTTGCTCTATTGCATAATGCCAAGCTGCTACCAATAGAAGCGGCTTGCCCGTCCAGGGAGAGCGGGAGCGACACTCTCGTAGTGTTTGTCTGCGAAGTATTAATGGCGCTTCCTGTGCCATCGTCTAGACTGTCTATCGTAACATGGTCAACTTCTTTGTGGGTATACCACTTATCCCCGCTCTTGTAGATATAGTCCTGATAAGTGCCGAGCTTGCAGAGTTCGATAGGCTCAAAATATGGGGCATAGGTAGTGGCAGAACCCTTCTCTAGCTGGAAGGCGATGTCCTTTGCCATTTCGACGGTCAGCGAGTTGGCAGCGTTGCTTACACTACCGACCTGGATGAAGAAGAAGCCGTTATACCCACAAGTATAGGTATAAGAAGTGGTGGTAATCCAGCCAGTTTCATTCAGCTGCGTGTTGGCGCTCTGGTCAGTCGAAGTGGTCACGCCCATGTCAAACTTGTAGGTCGTAGTATTTGGATTCGTGAACGAATACTTGTCACCGACACGGCATGGGATAAACATAGTAACGCGCGACGTGCTCGAGGCGCTATTCCATGTGCCTTGCAGGATGCCATCGCCACCGAATAGGTTCTTCCCCAGATTGACCTCATAGCTTTGCCCTTGATATTTTTCAAAAGCGGTAGGGGAGCTCCCCTTCTCTAGCTGGTAAAAGAGTGTGGCCGTCCTAGAGCTTTCGCCCCAGTTCGTCATTGTGCCGGATTGGACCCCCACGCTATAAGATGTGTGCGTAGATTTGTCAACAGTGAAAGTCACGTCTGCGCTCGATGTCCCATAGTAGTCGCTGCCGCCACCAGCCTTTGGCGCAGAAACTTGGGCATAGAGATAGCTGTAATGCGCACTTGCCGAGAGCGTGTACGTCGCGCCATCCTCCAATTGGTCGGTGATGTCTACAGATCGGACTACTTTGGCATAGTTCATGTCGGGGATGCCAGTAGTAGTGATTGAGCCGTCTGCGTTAGCAGTGCTGGTCAACCCGTGGTCAGAATTGGTCTGGCTAGTGTCTAGGAAGTTTTTCCCGCACACCTTGACTACATTCTCGCCAGTGAC